TATTCTGATGGGCATAATTATATCCAAACTAACGGGTCAGGAGTTATTATAGACACTGGCAGTTGTTAATAACATATTGATGATATTTAATAATAAAGAACTACTAAAATGGCTTGTAAAAAATACATACTAACTAATAACACAGCTCAGGGATTAACTTTCTCTTATCAAGAGTGTTCCAACAATATGTGGGAATACGATATCTTATTAACACCTGGTCAAGTACGAAATATTTGGTTGGTTAATGGTACGTTTCAAGCTGCTTTATCAGCACAATTTACTATTGTTGAGGAGACATTCCCTCCTATTTCACCAACACCATCTCAAACTGCGACTAATACTCCAACACCAACTAATACAAGAACCCCAACTCCAACACCGTCTATCACCGCAACTAATACTCAAACCCCAACTAATACTCAAACCAAAACGCCTACACCAACACCAACAAATACTGTAACTAATACACCAACAAATACTGTAACTAACACACCAAGTAATACCCAAACACAAACACCAACTAATACCGCAACAAATACACCAACTCAGACACCGACTAATACTATAACAAATACATCAACTCAAACACAAACACCAACAAATACTCAAACAGGTACACCAACGCAAACACCTACAAATACACAAACACCAACTAACACTCCGACTAGTACCCAAACTCAAACCCCGACTAATACTCCAACCAACACATCATCTAACACACCAACACCAACTATTACTCAAACACCAACAAACACCGCAACTAATACTCAAACACCAACTCCAACACCATCAACAACTGAACCTGCTAGATTCCAATTTGCCGTGAATTTCGCAAATAATGCCCTTGATGCTTGTGGTAATTACGGTACGTCTATTGAGATATATGGTATAAATCAATTCTTTGACCAAAATATTTTCTTCTATGATTCTCCTTCAGGACCTGTAACAACTGATATGTCAGGTTTCTATCAGAATTCGGGTCAAGTTGTTGAGTTAGATTCTGCAGGTTATGAATTAAATGGATTCTCAATATGTCCAACATTAACACCAACACCAACACAAACAGCAACTAACACACCAACACCAACTAATACTCAAACACCAACTAATACCGCAACTAATACTCCAACTAATACTCAAACACCAACTAACACAGGAACAAGTACACCAACACCAACACCAACAAGAAATAATTATGTTTACTCGTTATCATCAGGCTCAACCGCTAACTTAGCTTGTGCGGCTAGTCCTATTACAGTTTATGGTTCGGTATCAGGTGGTGTAGGACCAAACTTAGGTGAGACATTATATCAAACAATTGACCCATTATCAAACCCTGTAGGAGTTGCATATTGGTCTAACGGTACCGCTTGGTACAGAACAGATTCTTCAGGAGTTATTGTTCAGACAGACCCTAACGGATGTTAATTCAAATTATTTAAAACAACTTTCATATAAACCCTCCACTTTATTGGAGGGTTTTTTATTTTTTAAAAAAAAGTGTAATGAAAATTTTTGTTCAAATTGCGTCCTATAGAGACCCACAACTCGTTCCAACAATTAAGAATATGTTGGAAAATGCTAAAAAACCAAAAAATATTAGATTTGGTATTGCAAGACAATTTCACCCCGATGATAAATTTGACAGTTTAGAAGAATTTGAAGGGGATAAAAGATTCAGAGTTTTAGATATTCCACACGAAGAATCTAAAGGCGTTTGTTGGGCTAGAAACTTAACACAACAACTTTATGAGGGTGAAGAATATACCCTACAAATTGACTCACATATGAGGTTCGCACCTAATTGGGATGACGAGATGATTAAGATGATTAAACAACTTCAAAAGAAAGGTCATAAAAAACCTTTATTAACAGGATATGTTTCATCATTTGACCCTGAAAACGACCCTGCAGGTAGAGTTCAAGACCCTTGGAGAATGGTTTTTGATAGATTTATTCCTGAAGGTGCGGTATTTTTCTTACCTGAAACAATTCCTGGTTGGCAAGATTTAAAAGAACCAATCCCCGCAAGATTCTATTCTGCACACTATTGTTTTACATTAGGTGAATTCTCAAACGAGGTACAACACAATCCCGAATATTACTTCCACGGAGAAGAAATTTCAATCGCCGCAAGAGCATATACTTGGGGTTATGATTTGTTTCACCCACATAAAACATTAATTTGGCACGAGTATACTCGTAAAGGAAGAACAAAACAATGGGATGATGACAAAGAATGGGTTAATAAAAATAATCACTCACACTTAACAAATAGAAAGTTGTTTGGTATGGACGGTGAAACTCAAGAAGGTCACGATGGTCCTTATGGCTTTGGTACCGTTAGAAGTTTAAGAGATTATGAAAAATATGCGGGTCTTTTATTTGAAAAAAGAGCTGTTCAGCAATACACAATTGATAAAAAATATCCGCCAAATCCATACAATTATGAGTCTGAAGATGATTGGAAAGCCGATTTCGCACAAGTATTCAAACACTGTATTGATATTGGTTATTCTTCAGTACCTGAAAAAGATTATGATTTTTGGGTGGTTGCGTTCCACAATGAAAATGATGAAACAATCTTTAGAAAAGACGCTGATAAAAATGAAATTACTTCAATGTTAAGAGACCCTGATGGATATTGTAAAGTATGGAGAGAATTCCAAACAGCAGAAAAACCTAAATATTGGGTTGTATGGCCTCACTCAGAATCTAAGGGTTGGTGTGATAGATTAACAGGAAATCTTTAAAAAATGAAGTTCAATACAATACCAAAATTTGTAGTAAATCTTGAAAGAAGACCTGATAGATTAGAATCCATTAAAAAAGAAATGGAATATCTTGAATGGGATTTTGAGTTATTCAAGGCGGTTGATACTAATAGCCACGTGGGTTGTACACTTTCCCACACGGCTATTTTAAAAATTGCGAAAGAAAGAGGATATAAAGAAGTTCTTATTATTGAAGATGATTGTGTTGTTATGCCGTATGCAAAATCTTTATTAAAAGCAATCGAAGATGAGTGTCAAAGTCTTGAATACGCAGTTTTTAACTTGGCACCAACTTTAAATAGATATGTTAATAGGAGCGAAAAACACCCACTATTAAATGATATTACTAATCTACCACCAGCGTCTCCTGAACACAGAGGTATTTTTGCAACAAATATGATATTGTATCACGAATCATCATATGATGATGTTATTTCCATAGAAGAAGATGAACGTAGAAGATTTTACGCAGTGGATGATTACATATATCAAAAAGTATATTTAAAAAAACAAAGTTATTGCCCAATTCTACCCATAGCACCACAAATTACTAATGACTGGTCAGACGTTTCACAACAAATGTGTAATAATTTTTACGGTCAAACATACAATTGGAACCTTTATAGTGAGGTAAAAATACCTAATGAGTTTATGAATAACGTAAACAATAAAACAATGAAAAAAGAAAACATTCATAAAGAATATTATTATGTCAGTTAAATTTATAACCTGTATTTACGGTGACCTATATGGGACTGAGTTAGGCGGTAGACCATCAAGATTTGGTCATTACTTAAATTCACTTCTCTCACTATTAAAAATGACCGATGCTGATTTTGTGTGTTATACCTCAACAAGAGAAATTGATAGATTAAAAAATTTCTTTTATGTTGAAAATGGTATATCTGAAGATAAATTAAAATTTGAGTTGTCTAACTTAAGAACCACAAGATATGAAACACTACTTCAAAAGTATAAAAACTATGAAGACGCTAAAAAAAGTGATAGATGTTTTGAAATACAATATCAAAAGTTTAGTTGGTGGTGGAACGAAGATAAAACATACGATTATTATTATTGGATTGATGCTGGTTTATCACATAGCGGATTAATACCGAACAAATACCTTACGGTAGAAAACGGTCCAAGAAAGTTTTATGAGTCATCGTTATTTAATAATGATTTTTTAAAAAATGTTGTAGAATTTTCAGGAGATAAATTCTTTTTGATTGGTAAAGATAATGATAGAAATTTTTGGTCTCAAACAGTTGACCCAAAATGGTATACCAATTATGATAGAACAATTCATATTATTGGTGGTATGTTCGGTGGTAAACGAGAATTATGGGAGACATTAGTACCTATGTTTGAGAATTACGCTGACAAGATTATTGAAGAGGATAAAAGACCTTTTCCTGAAGAATTGTTTATGACACTAATGTTTTACAACCATTCAGAATATTTTGTTAGAAAACATTTTGATACTTGGTGGTGTAGAGATAACGCTCCAAGAGAAACCCCTGACAGTTACTTTGTTGAAAACAAAAGTTTCTATAAAATTTTAGAAGAATTAAATAAAATCGATGAGTAAAATTACATTTGTAACCGGACTTTGGAATATTAAACGTGACTCTTTGACTGAAGGATGGTCAAGGTCGTTTGACCATTATCTACAAAAGTTCTCGGAACTTTTAAGACAAGACACTAACTTTATTATTTTTGGTGATAAAGAACTTGAAGAATTCGTATTTTCACAACCAAATAGAAATAATGAAAATACCCAATTTATTGTAAGACCTCAAGAATGGTTTAAAAATGATTTTTATGAAATCATTCAGTCTATAAGAACAAACCCTGAATGGTATAGTCAATCGGGATGGCTGCCAGAATCAACTCAAGCAAAACTTGATATGTATAACCCTCTTGTTATGTCAAAAATGTTTGTATTGCACGATGCAAAAATATTTGACAAATTTGACTCCACACATTTGTTTTGGATTGATGCAGGTATTACAAATACGGTTCATCCTGGATATTTTACACACGATAAAATTCAAGAAAAATTCGATAAGGTATTTCCAAGATTTGGGTTTGTGGCGTTCCCATATGACGCTGAAAATGAAATTCACGGATTCAAATACCCAACGATTAATGATTACGCAGGACAAGATGTAAAACTTGTTTGTAGAGGAGGTTTGTTTGGTGGATTAAAAAGTATGATAACAGACGTTAATAGTCTTTATTATAGTGTTTTAAGTGAGACTTTAGGTAGAGGTTTAATGGGCACTGAAGAATCTTTATTCAGTATTATGTTATACAGACACAACGATATGTTTGATTACCACGAAATTGATGGTAACGGACTTATCTCTAAGTTTTGTGAAGATGTTAAAAATGATACCTATAAAGTTAAAAATATTTCAGGTAAACAGTCTTATAGTGATTTAGATTATGATAACACCTCACTCTATGTAATTACATTCAATAGTCCTAATCAATTTAAAACATTGATTAAGTCTATGGAGTTATATGATGAAAATTTCTTAACAAAACCTAAAAAGAAATATCTTTTAGATAATTCAAGTGACTTGTCAACTACCGAGGAATACTCGGAACTTTGTAAGTTATACGAGTTTGAACACATTAAAAAAGATAACTTAGGTATCTGTGGTGGTAGACAATTTATCGCTGAACACGCACAAGAAAATGGTTTTGATTTTTATTGGTTCTTTGAAGACGATATGTTCTTCTATGATGGTAAAGATACTGTTTGTAGAAATGGGTTCATTAGAAATATTCAGGACCTATACAATAAGTCTATGAAGATTACCCGAGAAAACTCATTAGACTTTTTGAAACTAAATTATTCTGAGTTTTTTGGGGACAATGGAGTTCAATGGTCTTGGTATAATGTTCCTCAAACAGTTAGAGAAAAGTTTTGGCCTGAAAAACCAAACCTACCTGTTCAAGGATTAGACCCTAATGCGCCAAGAACTAAATTTGACGCAGTATATTCATATCAAGGATTACCTTATGGTATTGGTGAAGTTTATTATTGTAACTGGCCACAAGTTGTTACAAGATATGGAAACGAGAAAATGTTCTTAACAACAAAGTGGGACCGTCCTTTTGAACAAACTTGGATGAGTTACATTTTCCAAGAAACTAAAAAGGGTAATATCAAGTCGGCATTGTTATTTGCAACCCCAACTGAGCACGATAGATTTGAACATTATGACAGAAGCTTGAGAAAAGAGTCTTAACAAAGTATTTATCTTTGTATGGAATTCTTTATCAGAAAAAATGCTACTTTACCTGTATTAAAAATGCAGGTCGTTCAAGACGGTAGGTCAGGTTATTTGGAGTTGATGGACCTTTTAGAGGTTTCAGCAATATACTTCTCAATGATTAATGAGGCAACGGGTATTCCCAAGATTGTTTCAGCGCCCTGTTCTATTGTTAGTTTAATTTTGGCTGACGGAGCTCCAACAGAATATTATATCTACTATCAATTTACTGCAAGGGACACAAATACTCCTGGTAGATACAAAGGACAATTCTTAATCAAGAACTTTGAGGGTGATTTAATTGTTCCTATTAGAGAAGAGTTGTATATTAATGTTGAAGACAGCTTTATTGCAAAAACTGCTTGTTGCTAATTGACAGATTCACTTTTACAATCTATATTTATAGTTGAATGAGTAAGACAAACTCCACACGGTGTGGAAGAAAATAAGTCACTCGGTAAAACTTAAATTATGATTGAACAACAAGAAATCAAAGAATTCTTGGAAGGGAACGACCCTGAAGAATTTATCGTGGCGGTAGAATTTGATTACGCCTCAGACTCCATTTATAAAATCAAAGAAATTCCTGGTAAGGGTAAAGAAATCCGAAAAGATACATTCATTCCATTTTGTTGGGTTGGTGATTTACGTGGATTAAATTTCTACGGAAACTCCAAAGGAGCTCAAAAAGAAGCAATGTCAAAACACGGGATTGTTATTGACAAATTAGATACTCACGGTGATGAACGAATGGAAAAAGGTTTGACCTATATGGTTAAATCTTTGAAGGGGTATAGAAGTTTGATTCAGTTCTTCCGTGATGGTGGAGCAGACCCTTGGGGTGAAAAATTTAAAGATAAGATTTTGATTCTACCACCTGTAGAACAATATTTCGTTTCAAAACAAAAACGATTATTTAAGGGGTATGAAGACTATGATGACGTGTCTCGATTGGTATTCGACTTAGAGACGACCTCACTCGAACCAAGAGACGGTCGTATCTTTATGATTGGTATTAGAACAAACAAAGGTTATAATAGAATTATCGAATGTATTGATGAGACACAAGAGAAGAGCGGTATTATCGAGTTCTTCAAAGTAATTAATGAACTCAAACCAAGTATTATCGGTGGTTACAACTCAGCAAACTTTGACTGGTATTGGATTTTTGAAAGATGTAAGGCGTTGGGAATTGACATCAAAAAAATATGTCACTCATTACATCCCGAACATTCCATATCACAAAAGAAAAACTTGTTGAAACTCGCAAACGAAGTTGAGGATTTTATGCAGACTTCTATTTGGGGTTACAATGTAATTGATATTATTCACGCGGTCCGTAGAGCTCAAGCAATTAACTCATCAATCAAATCTGCGGGTTTGAAGTATATTGCAGAATATGTAAACGCAAAAGAACCAGACCGAGTTTATATTGGTCACGACTCTATTGGTAAGATGTATCAGGAAAAGAAAGAGTATTGGTTAAACATCAAAAATGGTGAGTATCGTAAAAAGGGTGACTATGTTGATTTGGATAAAAAGTTTCCTGACACTTATCTATTAACTGATGGTGCCGAATTGGTTGAACGATATCTCCAAGATGACTTGGAAGAAACCTTAAAAGTTGATAAAGAATTCAACCAAGCATCGTTTCTACTTGCATCAATGATTCCAACAACATATGAGCGAGTATCTACAATGGGTACGGCAACACTATGGAAGATGTTGATGTTAGCGTGGTCTTACAAACATAATTTGGCAATACCAGCAAAACAATCCAAGACAGACTTCGTAGGTGGATTGTCTCGTCTACTTAAAGTAGGGTATTCTAAAAGCGTATTAAAGCTCGACTTCTCGTCACTTTATCCATCAATTCAGTTGGTTCACGATGTGTTCCCCCAATGTGACGTAACAGGTGCGATGAAAGGTATGTTAAAATACTTCCGTGATACTCGTATCTTGTACAAACAACTTGCTGAGGAGTATTATGAATCTGACCCCAAAAAATCAGCATCATACAACAACAAACAGTTACCGATTAAAATCTTCATCAACTCGATGTTCGGTGCGCTTTCAGCTCCACAGGTATTTGCTTGGGGGGATATGTATATGGGAGAACAGATTACTTGTACGGGTAGACAATATCTTCGTCAAATGATTAAATTCTTTATGTCTCGTGGTTACATTCCACTTGTAATGGATACGGACGGTGTGAACTTCTCGTCACCTGAAGATGTTGATAGTCACAGATACATTGGTCGAGGATTAAATTGGAAAGTAAAAGAGGGTAAAGAGTATACGGGACCTGATGCTGACGTTGCAGAATACAACGATATTTTTATGAGAGGTGAAATGGCACTGGATACCGATGGTGTTTGGCCATCGTGTATAAACCTTGCTCGTAAGAACTATGCTCTACTTACCGATTCAGGTAAAATCAAATTGGTTGGTAACACAATCAAATCAAAGAAACTACCTGGTTACATCGAAGAGTTTTTGGATAAGGGTATTAAACTTTTATTAAAGGGTGATGGTAAATCATTTGTGGAGTATTATTACGAGTATCTACAAAAGATTTGGGACCAACAAATTCCTTTGGCCAAAATCGCTCAAAAAGCTAAAGTTAAACAAACACTACAGGACTACAAGTTTCGTTGCACACAGAAGACAAAAGCGGGGTCTCTGATGTCAAGACAAGCACATATGGAACTTGCAATTCATCACGGATTGAATGTTAACTTGGGGGATATGATTATGTATGTTAATAACGGACAAAGAGCTTCTCACGGAGATGTTGTTAAGAAAGGTGATACTGTGACGTTAAATTGTTATATGTTGAACCCTGAAGACCTTGAGAACAACCCTGAGATGACTGGCGAATACAATGTTGCGAGAGCAATTACAACGTTCAACAAACGTATTGAACCGCTTATGGTTGTATTCAAAGAAGAAGTAAGAAAGAGTCTAATTGTTGCTGACCCATCAAAAAGAGGTTTATTTACCACAGCTCAATGTGAACTTATCAATGGTTTACCTTTGGGTAATGGAGACCAAGATGAACTTGAAGAAGTTATGACAATGTCTGACGGTGAAGTTTCTTATTGGAAGAAACGAGGTCTTGAACCTGATTATATGTATGAATTAGCCGAAGAAGGTTGGGAACAACATATTTAATATTATGAAACTGAAACACATCGTTGACTTTAGTGTTAACAATCCCGAAGCCGATTTTTGGTTAATTCGTAAAGGAGATGAAACAACTGTTGGAACACCTACTCGTGAGTTTTCTCCTGAACATATTGGAGTTACGGTAACTCGTCCTGATTTGGTTATACCTGATTATCTTTACTACGTATTTCAATACCTTGTAAGTCAAGGTAAGATTGCGTCGTTATCTCACGGTACAACTAGATTAAAAAATATTACGATTAGTGATTTAGGTAATATTTCTATAAATTAGTTTGATTGACGTGGAATGGGGGTATCATCAAATTCTGTGATACCATTATTACTTAATATCTCTCTACCAATATTCTGTAATTCACCTCTTCTACAAGTAGACCAATACCAAGCGATGTCGTATTGATAAATTCTATGGTCAGTATCATACCATCTTGGTGTTCCTTCCAACTCACTACTCCAAGGATTGTCAGTATCTAACACGTTTGATTTAAAGAAATTTTTATCCCAAAGACCCATTTGATGTCCCATTAAATACCGTGAATTTTGAGTATACCTAAATAGATTATCTTCAACTGAAACATAATTGATTTCACCCCAAGCACATTTATGAAATCTCAATGAGTGTATATCAAGTTCATAAAACTTGTCCAAATATTCTTGTTTAAATTCAAATGGTGCATACGCCCAATTGTCTTCTTGCATATAAAATAGAATATCAGAAGGAACTTGTTCAAAACCTTTTTTGAGTCTATATCCCCACTCACCTTTACCTGATTTAATGTGGTTAACTTCATTAACAAATGAAGGTTCTTTTTCTTCAGTTAAGAAGTAAATTGGTCCGTGATTTGTAGTGTATTTTTTAAATAAATGGTACCAAGTGTCCCAATATGTAGAGTAGGCATCCATTGTATGGATTAAAATTGGGACTTCATTAATATTTTCTATTCTCATAGAAAAAAAATATGATTAATCTAAAAAAATTGAATATTAAGATTGTTTTAATCCATCTGATGATAAGATATACCAATTACCTGCACAGAATCTAAACTCAACACAAGCGCCCCAATCTAACATAATCTCATCATAAGCTTCATCAACTCTACCAATATCAGGTATAACTAAAACTTTAGTTAATGCTTTAACGACTACGTGGTCAGTAGTTGTACTATTTAATCTTAATTTAGAATTATCCACACTTTTTACAACAACACAAGATTCTCCTGCAGTGTCATAGTAAGCTTCAGATACGATTGATATTTCGGAAGTTTCTTGAACTTGTCCGTTAATAATTCTTTGGGATGGAATACTTTTAATAACCGCCATAATTAGATAACATAAATTTGACGAGGCATTGCCCTAAATTTCATTTGTTTATTCAGGTTTTCTGCCGTTAGAGCTTCTTTTTCCATTTGTTTTTCAGGACGTAATCTTTCAAGTCTTGCTTTTAATTCTTCGTCTAATTTAGTCTTTTCGTCTTTAGCTTCAGTTAAAAGTGACTGATAATCCATTACAAGTTCACTATCAGGGGTTTTTAAATTACCTGAGTATTTTCCTCTAACTCTCGCTAAAGTTTCTTTACAGTAAGCGGTAAACCATCTTCTAACCCATTGTTGTGCGGGAGCATTTAAATCTTCCCAACTTAAGTCTTCGATTGGAACGTCTGAAGGTAATTTGATAACGTCAGGATTGTCTCTTAAACAATCTTTTCTACTATCACCATCAACATCATAATACCAATACCATACGGCTTTACCTGCGTATTCAGAATAGTTACTCCAGTTAAAATTACCACCAGGTGTATTATACAAATGAACCATTTTTTTACCGTCCGGTAATCCTGTAATTCTATAGGTTAATGAACCACCTAAGATTCGGTTAAGAATATTTGCTTCTTGATATCTAATTAGGTAGTCAAAACCACTCATCATAAAGTACGAACCTGCGTTACCATATTGTGCATAACCCGCTTGGTTACCACCAAGACCTACGCCTGCAAAACCAAAATCAGCGGTACCCCAAAGAGCCACGTTTTGCCAAGGTTGGTTTGAAAACCATAGTAATTCGTTTACCTCACGACCTGCTGGTATCTCATAAGTTTGTGTGTTGGCACTAAGAATAAAGTAATCTTTTTTAAGAACCCAAGGACCAACTGTTTGTAGACCAACAATCTTTGAATATGCATAGGTGTATTGGTCCTCAAGATTAAATGTTCTTGTAATTAGTGCGTTTGCAACTGATTTTTCACTCATATTAAGGTTAACCAAGTTAACCCATTGAGATTCTATTAACCAATCTAAAACATATTGTTCATAGTCTTGGATTGATAGTTCCATTAACGAGTCCATCATTTCATCTTCAAGTTCAACACTTCTAAGTGGTGCACCTAACTGATGTTTAATTCTCGTATAAATTTTACTTCTTTCTGGTTCTGGAATTGCTGCCATACCTATAAATAGTTTATTAAAGGTTTAAGTTGTAAATCAAATCTGACTCATCAAAAACATACTCTCCCATAACAATATTTGGTGTGTTTCTGAAGATAACAACTCTTCTCATTTTTATGTTAACAAACACCATCCAATCAACATTATAGTATCTTACTTCACCACTACCAATAATAACTATTTTACCATCGGCAGGTTTTAATTCCATAAAACCCTTTACCTGACAAGTATTTTTTTGACCATTTATGAAAACTTCTAAGTCAATTTTTTGGACGGCATCTTTGACTGAACCAGACCCTGCAGTTGTAACAACTTTTGAATTTGGTATTTTTTCGGTAATTACTTTTTTTGCAAATTCTTCTCGTTTAGACCCTTGTTCATTTGTACGAAGTAATAACGACATCATATTTTGGAATGTTGCACTTTTTGGGTCAAAAATTCTGTCCTGATATTTTTCAATATAGTTACAGAGTCTTTTCATTTCTGCAACTTGATTTTGTGGTGGTACCGCAAATGATATTGGTTCTTGACCTGAACGAGTAATAACTTTATTAATATCTTTTATTAATGGACAAATTACGGTGTAGTTTGTGTTTAAATAATTTATATCTGAACGACCTTCTTTTTCTAAATTGTATACACCCGCTAATTCACCTTTAGAATAAGGGAACCACTTGTCAGCAAATTTTCTTTTAATTATTTTATTAATTGTGTTCTTGTAAACCTCAACAACATTTTCATTAACACTAAATAAAACTCGGTAAAAATCTTTTTCTTCTTTAGAACAACTTTCAGATTTACCTTCCAAGATTAAACCTTTAACTTCTTTTATTTCAGTTAAACGAGTCTCAGACCTCATCTTGTATAACCCCTCGACAAAATCCCAATTAACTGCGGTCCAAAAGTTTTTAATGTATTCGTCTCTTTTGTTTTTGTATTTTAGATAGTAAGCGTGTTCCCATAAGTCTAAACCTAACAATGGGAATCCCCCATCCTCAATAACATTCATTAGTGGATTGTCTTGGTTTGGAGTGGACATCACCTTTAGAGTATTTTTTTTAGTAATAATCAACCAAACCCAACCTGAACCAAATCTTTCTGTTGCAATTTTTTCAAATTCTTTTTTGAATCTATCAAAACTACCAAAATCTTTTATGATTCTTTGTTTAATATCATTACCAACTTTCATCGGTTTTGGTGATAACATATTCCAAAACAATGCGTGGTTAAACGCCCCACCTGCATTATCTCTAACTGCCTTTGGATACTTTGAAATGTTTCTTATGATTTTTTCTAAATCGTTGTTTTTTGATTTTCTTTTAGAGAGTAAGTCATTTAACTTATTTACATAACCCTTGTAATGTTTGTTGTAATGAACATTCATTGTTTCGGGGTCAATAAATCTTTTCAGGGCTGTGTAGGCATAAGGTAGGTCTTCAATACCTATCTTCTTCATTTCGTTAATTAAAACTTTTACCTCTTCTTTTTTTTGTTCTTGTAAAATTTGTTTTTCAACTCTTTCTACTGATTCTTGTAAGTGTTGCATATTAAGGTATATTTCCTTATAAATAACAGGAAGATACACTTTTATCTCATTCTACTAATCTCTTTCAAAATTTCCTCAACAACATTTGTTTCATCTTGAGTATCACCCATCACGGTTCCAATAATTTTTTTCTTGTTATTGAGTATGTCATAGATGATTCCTTCGATTGTATTTTCAAAAATTGGGTAGTAAACCAAAACATTATTTTTCTGTCCGTATCGGTAAGCTCGGTCCTCAGATTGACTGTGGTCAGACGGTAAGAATGACAAATCGTTCATAATAACAGCTTCAGCTGCGGTTAGTGTGATACCCACACCTGCGGCTTTAATATTACCGACAAACACTTTTACTTTGTCATCTTCTTGGAATCTGTCAACCGAATCTTGTCTTTGCGTTTTTGACATTGACCCATCAAGACGCACCGCAGATTTACCAAAGTGTTCACATATTTTTTCTAAAGAGTTTGTAAAATTACAAAAAATGATAACTTTTTTTCCTTGTTCTATTATGTTCTCTGCAAGTTCAATTGTGTGGTTAACTTTTTCATCTGCGATAACCTGTCTAACTTGAGTTAACTTTGTAAACTGAAGAGATAAGTTTTTACTCTCGTCAGGATTTTTTTCATACCAATTATAATAATCACCCATTACCTCCTCGTACAATTTTGACTTGAGTCGTAAATAAACTGGTGTTATGATTTTATCAGGTAAATCTAAAACGTCTTCTTTTAAACGACGAAGAACCGTTGTTGTAGTTCGGTCTCTTAATTCCTCCAAGTTAGACGCTCCCATTACATTCCAAACTTTTCTTGGTCCTACTTTGAACTGATATCCTGCACAATATCTGACAACATACGCCATCCAATTCTTAGCAACAGGAGAGTCAACCAACGATAACAAATTAAAATAATTAATTGGTCTTGATGTCATCGGGGTACCTGTTAATAACCAAAGTCTATCAACATCTTTAACAATATCGTTAATTAATTTTGTTCTTTGAGCTTGGACATTTTGAATGTAGTGTGCTTCATCAATGATTACTAAATCAAACTTGTCTTTAAAAATTTGAGACTTTTCTTTGTTTTTTGTATCGTGGAAATTTTTGATAATATCATAATTCATTATCAAAATATCGTGTTCACTTGAGTAGTTTTTACCTTCACAAACATAACTTGTTTTGTTACTGTAAAGTTGATATTCTCGTTGCCAGTTAATCTTTAAAGATGCTGGACAGATAATTAAAATCTTTTTAGCACCTGTCTCTAATGATGCGATAATTGTTGAGGTAGTTTTACCTAACCCCATATCATCAGCCAAAATGTATTTCTTATTTCTTAATAATTGTTCGATTGCAATTTTTTGGTGGTCCAATGGAGGACGATGAGAATATTTTGAATAATCTATTTCACCAATATTAACCTTATTGTCTTTGATAATAGATGCCTTCGGAACCCAATATTCTTGTAATTCATCGGATTCAAAAAACTTTCCCCAAATATGAAACGCTTTATCTCTTTCACATAAAATCTTTTCCACCCACATTTTTTCGGGGACGGTCATTAAGAATTTATCATCAGCAAGTTTTTGTGAAAAGTATGAATCAAGTACCACCCATTTACGAGCAACTTTAGGTACAACATCTTTATTCTCAAAGATGTAATCACATTGGCTTCTTGTAGGGAAAAATTTAGGGTTTTTTTCTAACTTAATTTTTAAGTTAATAATGTGGTTATTGGCCCCTTGGTATTCCTCTAAAATCTTGATTGCCTTCGATTCTATTGTTCTTGGTTCTGCCATCAAAAAGCATTTTACATAATAATAATCAATATAATTGTATTTATCAATATGGGAGAAAAATTAGTTCCAATTACAAGATTAGGTAAATTCTTTGGTGGTGAGGATTATGCCCTTGATATTGCAATGGGTTCAGAGTGGTTAGAGGGTGATATGAACTTTACCGTAATCCTTTATAGAGTCGACAGATATAAAACAAATACTGATGATGTTTATGGAGAAGCTTTGGAAGGTGGTATCAAATACCTACCCCCTGTTGAACTTAAGGGTCTTGTTCAAATTATGGCACCTACCACACAATTCTTAGGTCAGAGTAGGGTTGAACAAATGGAACCTGGTAATATGAAATTTTCTGTTTACCAATCTTATCTTGATGAACTTGGTGTTGATGTAATGTTTGGTGATTACTTGGGTTATTATTTAACTGAAGATAAGGTTAGATATTTCTCTGTAGCCGATGATGGAAGGGTTACTTCAGACAATAAACATACGTATGGTGGTTACAAACCATTCTACAGAACAATTATCGCAACCCCGGTTACGGTAAATGAATTTGACGGATTTTAATGAAAATCATCATCACAGAGAGACAATACAATATGTTAAGACTACAACGAAGATTGGGGTATGTCGATGAACACATAAGTGACTTGGACCGTGATTCTGTTTGTGATTATTGGAGTAAAGATGAAATTAGAGAATATGTTGATTCATCAATGGCAAATATTGTCGAACAATTATGTGAACAAATTGGTAATGATGATTTATATGAGTATATCTATCAATATCTTATTGACAATGGGTATCAATCACAATTTAGGGATTTCTTTATTCACACCTACGATAACTATTGTTCAAAATAATTATAATATATGAAAATACTAATTACTGAATCACAATTTGAATCTGCCTTTTTAGGTAAAAGAGTTATGGTGTATTATAACCTACACAAACATACTTTTTCAGTAACGTTTGATGGTAAGGTTATTATGCACGCCGACTTTGTAAAATTAAGTGATGTGGAGTTCAGAGTTAGAAAGGGTGGTAGAGACCGAGTTCGTCGTGAAAAATCAAAAAATGTTCACGCATTTGTTATTGGTTACTTGGAAGATTTTTGTCAATACCCTTGTGAAAATATCCCTAAAGAACCAAACGGTATTGTTGTAACATATAAGCCCGATGTTTATGACTCATTTGTTTACAAAGATACTGAAGAACCAGTATTTCACGCCAATGCGGTTGATATGGTAAATCGTAAAAATAAAATTTTTATTGTTAATAACTAATATGGGGTTCCCAAAGCAAATAAAACCAAACATAGATTTAGTTCCACCAAAAATTTTATCCGAAAGAAGACGAGAACTTCTTGAGTATATTCAAAAAGATGGGACATATCTACCAAAGTCCGTATTACACGCTGATTTGGATAGGGGTATGCTCGATTTTGTTAAGGATTCTTTAAAACTTGTTGTTGAGGGTAAAACAGTTCCTGTTATTGATAAAATTATCACAACACAAAATTGGTCACAGTTTACTGAAACTTGGAACTTCAAAGACCCTGACTTCAATACGAACCCACCATTTATTACAACAGTTAGAAATCCTGAAGTTAAATACGGAACCAATCCATCCACACAGTATACTATTCCAAATAGAAAACAATTTTATTATGCTACAGTTCCTACTTGGAACGGAAACGTAAAAGGGTATGATGTTTATACAATCCCCCAACCTGTTCCTGTGGATATAAAATATAGTGTAAAAATAATCTGTAATAGAATGAGAGAGTTAAACACATTTAATAAAAATGTGATGCAAACTTTTTCATCAAGACAGGCATATACCTTTATTAAAGGTCAGTATGTTCCAATCATTATGGATAACGTTACGGATAATTCTGTTATGGATTTGGACAAAAGAAAATATTATGTCCAAAGTTATGATTTTACAATGTTAGGTTACTTGATTGACGAAGAAGAGTTCCAAGTAAAACCCGCGGTTAGTAGAGTATTAGAATTATTTGAAGTTGATGCAAGTTTGGCAAATGCTAAACGAGCAGAGATTATGCCACCAAACCCAAATGAATTTCCATTCAATTTTATTTACACATCGGGTAATACAAGTTTAAGTGATATTGTTGATTACCGAATTGATTTAAATTTAATGGGTACAACAAATGTTGATTCATTTGATGTTTACATAAATGGCGATTACTATGGTTCTGATTTAGACTTAATCCAACTCAACACAAATGATATTATTTTGATTGAGGTTAATAAAGAAACTGTTGGTCAAGAAGCAAATATAGACTTTGTTGCCAAGTTGGTTTAATCCTCTCCGTAGATATCTTTTTTTTCTTTACACTTTTCGGCAATTAAGTTTTCCAAAAACTTATAAATCTTTAAACCGTGTTTTTCACAGTGTTTTTTTAACATTGTGTGTGCTTCAACAGAAATCTTTAAATTCTTTATTTTATGAGGTGTTTTGTCCATAAGGCAGAATAAAGGCAGAATAAATTCTTACCGTTTACAAATACATATTCAAAAGTCAAGTTTTTTGTGTTTTAATCAAATATTTATGATAAAAATAAATTCATTTTTAGAAAAGAATAACTAAATGGCAACAGCACAAGCAAATCAAAAGGTTTTCGTCTCACCCGGCGTTTATACTTCAGAAACAGACTTATCTTTCGTAGCACAAAGCGTAGGTGTTACAACTTTGGGATTAGTTGGGGAGACTTTAAAGGGTCCAGCCTTCGAACCAATCTTCATTACAAATTACGATGAATTCCAAACATTTTTTGGTGGAACAGAACCAGTAAAATTTATCGGAACTCAAATCCCTAAATATGAGGCGGCTTACATTGCAAAGTCTTACCTACAACAATCTAACCAATTATTCGTAACAAGAATTTTAGGTTTGTCAGGGTATGATGCTGGTCCATCTTGGTCAATTAGATTAATTGCCAATGTTGATGGAACAACTGTTGGAATTGACACAGGATATGCTATCCCTCAAAACTTTACTGCAAACTTTAGTGGATATTCATCAGGTAGTACGATTACATTCACATCGTCATTACCTTCAGTGTTATCTAATGAGTTGAATGTTCAGTATACATTAGCGGATGGTTCAACATCAACTTATAATTCAGACATCACATCGTTTGTACAAAGTATATCAGGTAATACAAATCTTTCAGCAACAACTGCAGTTGTTTACGGAGCAATCCCAACAACAGGTTATACAAACCTTGATGGAACATTTACAGGTTTAACTAACCAATTTGGTTGTGATAGTATTGATTTGGAAGCTAACGATTTAACTGACGGAAACAACGACACTTGGTTCTACGCAGCATTCAATCCAACAACAGGTAATGGTTACTCAGGTTATTCTTGGGATTATGCGGTTTCAAATTACTTTACAGGCGCTTCGGGAACATTCTACGGAACATTGTCAGGTAGTATCTACACTTATAGTGGTACTGCTTATACAGATTACAATAACTTGGTTGTTGCAACTCTACGTTCAAGAGGTATTTCAATCTATGACGCTAACGACCACGGTATGACTTACCAAGTTACAGGTCTTACAGATTTACAAATGGTTACAACAGGCGCATACTCAGGTATATCACAAAGTCCTTTTGCAACATTCCAATTGAGTGGGGCAACTTATCAAGGTTCAGGATTTACATTTGATGTATCATTCCAATCAAATAATTCAAATTATATTACAAAAGTATTAGGTGTGACAAACTTCTTCAAACCAAGAACTCAAGTTCCTGTATTTGTTGAGGAGTCTTACCCTGGTCTTTTAAACTATGGTTATAATAAAGGTTACATTAGAGGTATTCAGCCAGAAATGGTTGCTTTACCTGAAGCGAGAGATACTTCATCTACAACGACAATCGCTTGGTACCTTGATAGATATCAAACACCTAAAACACCTTATGTTGTATCTGAATTAAGAGGTAACAAGGTTTACAAATTATTTAGATTTGTTTCTATCTCTGATGGTAACTCAGCTAACACAGAAGTTAAAATTTCAATTGCTAACCTTTCGTTCAGTAATATGACATTTGACATCTTAGTTCGTGATTTCTTTGACACAGATGCTAATCCTGTTGTTTATGAAAAATACACAAACTGTACGATGGACCCGGGTTCAAACAGTTTCGTAGCTAAAAAAGTTGGTTCATCAGATGGTGAATATCCTTTAAACTCGGCATATATTATGATTGAGTTATCTGACGAATATGTAATAGATGCACTTCCTTGTGGATTCTATGGTTTAGAATCAAGAGTTTACGAAACAGCATCAAATCCATCACCTTTCGCAATAATCAAAAACAAATATTATTATCCAGGTGAAACAGTATTTGACCCACCATTTGGTACAACTGCAGGTGGTTCTAACATTGTAACCTCATCAGGAGATATCGTAAGAAGAACTTACTTAGGTTTTTCAAGTTCTTTAGGTATTGATTCTGACTTGTTACAATACAAAGGTAAACAAAATCCTGTTACTAACTGGTACTTGGCTACAGAATCGGCACCTTGGAATTACTTAACACAAGGTTTCCATATGGATTCAGGAGCAACAATTGTAACTATCGGTGATGCATTCGTAACTAGTGGACAAGCGGCGTTTGTTTGTGGTGTAGCTAATTTCTCTGACGAACCTACAACTCAAGAAAACCCATACTACTTCTTATATTCAAGAAAATACACTATGTGTTTCCAAGGTGGATTTGACGGATGGGATATCTATAGAGAGTTTAGAACAAACCAAGACAGATTCGCATTAGGTGCATCAGGTTTCTTACAAGGTGCTTACCCATCAGTTAGATACCCTAACGCTACAGGAGACGGTACATTTAAAAGAATAGTTGTTGCTAACAACACTCAAGACTTTGCTAACACCGACTACTACGCATACTTACTTGGTATCTTGTCGTTCAACAACCCTGAATCAACAAACATCAATGTATTTGCAACCGCAAGTATCGATTATGTTAACAATTCTAACTTGTGTGAATTGGCAATCGGAATGGTGTCTAACGAAAGAGCGGACTCTGTTTACATTGTAACAACACCTGATTACAATATGTATACACCTGACGCTAACAGTCAATTTGAAATTATTTACCCTCAAGAAGCGGTTGATAATCTTGACCAAACAGGTATCGACTCAAGTTATACAGCAACGTTCTATCCTTGGATTTTAACAAGAGATACTGTTAACAACACTCAAATCTATCTACCCCCAACAGGTGAAGTTTGTAGAAACTTAGCATTGACTGATAACATTTCATTCCCTTGGTTCGCATCTGCGGGTTACACAAGAGGTCTTGTAAACTCAATCAAAGCAAGATTAAAACTAACTCAAGAAGATAGAGATACTCTTTACCAAGGTCGTATCAACCCTATCGCAACTTTCGCAGACGTAGGAACAGTAATTTGGGGTAACAAAACTCTACAAGTTTCTGATTCAGCATTGAACAGATTGAACGTAAGAAGATTGTTACTACAAGCTCGTAAGTTGATTTCAGCGGTAGCTGTAAGATTATTGTTTGAACAAAACGACGAAATCGTAAGACAACAATTCTTGGATTCTGTAAACCCAATCTTGGATTCAATCAGAAGAGATAGAGGTCTTTACGACTTCCGTGTAACAGTAAGTTCTTCACCTGAAGATTTAGACAGAAATACATTAACAGGTAAAATTTACTTAAAACCAACGAAGGCACTTGAATTCATCGATATCGAATTCTTCATTACTCCAACAGGAGCTTCGTTTGAAAATATCTAATAAACTACTAATTATAAGTGGGGTTAATCACCCCACTTTTTGCCAATATGAAAAGAGAATTTAAAGAAGGTATATCAAAACACGGGACACCAGACCTTAAGTATTACGCTTTTGACTGGGATGATAACATTGTCCATATGCCAACTAAAATTATTTTACAGAGTGAAGATGGTGATGATGTAGAAATGTCTACAGATGATTTCGCCGAATACAGAAGTAAAATAGGAAAAGAAAAATTCGATTACAAGGGTGAGACTATTGTAGGATTTTCTGATGACCCATTTAGAAACTTCAGAACACCTGGTGATGGACAGTTTTTAATAGATGCTATGAGAGCTAAACCAGGTCCTGCTTGGGATGACTTTGTAGAAGCGGTTAACAACGGGTCCATTTTTGCGATAATCACCGCAAGAGGTCATAACCCGAACACAATTAAAGAGGGAGTTTTCAACTACATCATAAACAATTATCAGGGTATAGATAAGGAAAAACTTTTAAAGAACTTAAGAAAATATCGTGAGTTTGCGGGTGAAGAAAAAATGACTGATACACAACTTATACGTTCATATTTAGAAATGAATCGTTATAACCCTGTAAGTTTTGGTGATGCGTCAGGAGCTCAAAACCCTGAACAAGCAAAAATAAAAGCTTTAGAAGATTTTATTTATTATATTAAATCGATGGCTTCTTTACTTAAAGGTAGGGCGACCCTCAAAAAAGACATTGCAAATAAATTTATTCCTGCTGAACCTAAAATAGGGTTTTCCGATGATGATTTAAAAAACCTAGAAGCAATTAAAGGATATTTTAAAGACAAAGAAGAAGGATTAACTACTTATTCAACAGCTGGAGGAATTAAAAAGCAATATTAAATAAACTGGAAACTAGAACTAGATACAATGCAATAGTAGAAAATTAACCTTTAAAAGTCAATAGGTAAAAAAACTACAAATTGTATATTTATAGATAAATTAACAAAGTAAAAGAAACAAAGAACAATGGCTGATTTATTAATGAAAATGCCGATACCTTACGAACCTAAAAGAATGAACCGATTCATTCTAAGGTTCCCATCATCTTTGGGTATCAACGAATGGTTTGTTGAGAGCGCTGCTCGACCACACATTACAATTAATCCGGTTGAAATACCGTTTTTAAATACATCTACATTCGTTGCGGGTAGATTTAACTGGCAGACAATTCCGGTAACATTCCGTGACCCAATTGGACCTTCAGCCGCACAAGCTATGATGGAATGGGTTCGTTTATGTGCGGAATCAGTAACTGGTCGTATGGGTTATGCTGCGGGTTACAAAAAAGATGTCGACCTTGAGATGTTAGACCCAACAGGTGTTGTAGTAGAAAAATGGATATTATATGGAACATTCTTAAGTGATGTTAACTTTAACCAGTTGAATTACAGTCAGGATGGATTAGCAACCATTGCAACAACACTTAGAATGGACCGTTGTGTGTTAATTTATTAAGAATTGTTTATTTACTTTTTTTTCAATTTATATTTAACCGTAGAGCTAAACTCTACGGTTTTTTATTATGGATGAATCAGCACAATATGGACAGATGGAATTTTCATTACCACACGATGTGGTACCGCTACCATCAAAAGGAATTTTTTACAAAAATAAAAAAGACAGTGTAAAAGTCGGATACCTAACAGCTGCAGATGAAAATATTCTTATGGCTGGTGGTAGAGATATGACATTGAATCTATTAAGAGCCAAAATTTATGAACCAGGTCTTAGACCTGAAGAATTAATGGAAGGTGATGTTGAAGCGATTTTAATTTTCTTACGTAATACATCTTTTGGTTCTGATATGGAAATTACGGTAACTGACCCAAAAACAGGTAACCCATTCAAAACAAATGTTGATTTGAGTGAATTGGATATCAATAAAGGAAAGTCTCCCGATGAAGATGGAACTTGGACCGTTATGTTACCAATGTCAGGAAAAAATGTTAAATTAAGACCACTTACATTCGGACAATCAATCGAATTAACAAATCAGTTAAATACATACCCCCAAGGTAGAATCGCACCAAGAAGAACTTTAAGACTCCAAAGAGAAATTGTCTCAGTGGATGGAAATACTGATAAAGGTGAAATTGCTAAGTTCTCAGAACAAATGCCTTTAGCAGACTCAAAATTCATAAAGAAATTTATGGATGACAATGAACCCAAATTAGACTTAAGTCGCGTCGTTATAGCCCCGTCAGGAGAAAAGCTCACAGTGAATGTTGGGTTTGGGGTTGAATTTTTTCGCCCTTTCTTCTGAACATAGGCAAACTCAATTAGACGAATTTTATTATATGGCAAAACTTCTTCATATAGGATGGGGGGAGTTTTTGTCTATGCCCATTTTTTACAGAAAATATCTTTTAAATAAGTGGATTGAGGATAATCAAAAACCATAAAATCAAAGTAGTCCTATTTATAGAAAAAAAGAATCGCTATGGGTCAAATGGATGAATTATTTGAAAATTTAGAAAAGTTTTTTAAACCTTTAAAAACTTCCGCTGATATTTTCAACCAAATTAGTGATGCTGTTACAAAAACCAATAACGCTTTTGGTGAATCAAGAACAAGGGTTACAGAGTTTTCGACAAGTGTTGCTGATAGTGTAAGAGAGGTTACAAGACTTGGTGGTACCGCAGCTGATGCTGGTAGGGTAATTGCCCAAGTCGCTGAAGGGTCTCGAAGAAATATGATTGCCACTACCGAAACAATCACAGAACTTTATGCCGCTGGTAAATACCTTGATACAGAAGTTCAAAACCTTACAGAATCTTTTGGTAAAGCTGGTATGGAAGCGTCTTTAATCGCTGAACGAACCGTTGATAGTATAAGTTATATCCAAAGTTTAGGGTTAAATGCTAGGGAAATTATGAAGGACGTTGTAGAGAATATGGATATGATGAACCGATTTAATTTCCAAGATGGTGTTATGGGTTTAACAAAAATGGCGGCTCAAGCGTCTATGTTGAGGTATGATATGAATAAGACGGCTGAATTCGCGGACTCAGTTATGGACCCTGAGGGGGCAATAAAAATGGCGTCAACATTTCAAAGACTTGGTGTAACAATGGGGACTTTGGTTGACCCGTTTGCATTAATGGATGCTTCGATTAATGACCCTGGTAAACTACAAGATAGTATTATCAATATGGCCAAAACATATGCTCAGTTCAACGAAGAAACGCAGAGATTTGAAATTAATCCATATGGGTTAAGAATGTTAAAGGAAATTGGTCAAGAAACTGGATTGGGGGCAGAAAACTTGAAAAAAGCTGCAATTGCTGCGTTAGATTTAGATACTCGTTTAGCTGATATAAGTTTTAGTATTGACGCATCTGATGAAGATAAGACTTTAGTCGCTAATTTAGCTAAAAGAGATGAGGGTGGTGAATATATTGTTAAAGTATCTGATGAGGAAGGATATAAGAAACTTTCAGAACTATCTCAGGGACAGTTTGAAAAACTTGTAAAACAACAAGAAGATACTCCAAAAACTATGGAGGAAATCGCCTTAAAACAATTATCTTTTGACGAACTTCAAACTAATTATTTGAAATCTATGGCAGATGGATTAGCAGCTTCTCTTGTTGGACAAACCTCAGTATTTAGAAACTTAGAAGGTTTTAGAAGAGTTGGAGAAGACGTGCAAGGGGCGTCTTTTAGTGCTATGGGTAGTTCCCAAGACATTAGAAAAATGTTTGAAGGTGTCGGTGATGATATTAGGTCTTTGGTTTATAACGCGGCTCAGAAAAAAGACGCTAAAAGTATCGATGAAGCGTTAAGTGCTATTGAAAGTGCTTATGAAGGTACTAAAGATAAGTCAGCTGAAATGATGAAAACATTCTTAGCTAACTTGGGAGATAACAAACCTAAGAGTGAGATTGAAGGAATGTATAATAAAACTATTAAAATGATACAGGATAGTGTTGGATTGAAGGAAAAAAATGTTAAAATCCAACAAGATGTGTCTATGAATGGTACTGTTAAGTTTCAAGTTGAAACATCTCCAGGAATGACAAGAAAAGAATTTGAAGATATACTAAACTCAACAGAGTTTAAAAACAAAATCTACCAACAAGTTATTGAAAGTGGTAATAGAGCGATTGTTAAAAACCAATAAAAAAATAGTATAGTTTCTATTTATTAAATAAAATAAGATGCCAAGTCCATTAGATTTTCCTAGCTCAGAAGTTTTTAGAAAAAAATTAGTAGTAAGGAATCTCGTGCCATATAAAAAGTCTTATGCTTTTAGTCCTCCACAGAACTATGAAGTTATACAAAGAGACTTATCACCCGTAGATAGTAACGATGCTTTAATTGATACTCCTGTTTTTGCAAACGATTTATATCCATTAAATCAATATGGTGCTGATGGGGGTTATACACAAGTTGCCAATCCAAATACCTTAAACAATACTAATTCAAATGAGGGTGAATATGGATTCCAAGATGCTGATTTAGTTGATGAAGGACCACAAGCTGCTCAGGTAGGATTTCCCGGTGTTGCACCTGCTTGGAAACCATTAAATGTTTTTGGTAATAATTCAAACGCGGTTTTAGATTCTGCTCCGTTTTTTGATAGTTTTGATACGGTTAGCCCAAGTTTAGCTGGACAAAAGTATTATAACAATCAACCATACCCAACATTTGTTTCGTCTTTTTACTCACCATCTTCAATCCTTTTAAGAAATGACCCACAAGGTAGTGATGGGTTGTTGAGTCAAGACTCGTTTATTGCACAATTAGGTGCTCGTAGACTTAAAGATGGTTTTGAACAACGAATTGCTGATGGTATTAGACAAAATACTTTAGACCGTATAAACATATTAAATGCTGCTGGTGGTACAGGTATATTGAATATAATAATGGGTAGAACACCCATATTAGAACCTGTATACAAAATTACTGTTGGTGGAACTGTTTTAGGTGCTGCGGCCGATTTTATTGCTAGGATTTCAGGGACTTATGCCCCATACTCAATTATACCTGGTTCATATTGGGACCCATCAATTAATTCTAAACAAGGGTTTACAACACAACAATTGGCGGGGGCATATTCCCAAGCTAATTTATTTTCAGGTTTAGGTAGATTTTTTGGTAGATTATTAGGGTCACCTAAATCGGGTTCAGTGTTGTTTTTAGAAAATACAGGAACAGGAACAAAAAATTTATTATTTGGTAATTTAGATTACAACAGATATAAGCCAGGATACAACAGAACATTCTTTGATAGGTTAAGAGGTGGTTTAGTTGGTGGAACAGAAGATGATTCGAATTATTATATTGGTTCACCTAAGTCTGAACCTGGTGATATTTTTTCACCATCTGGTGATTTACCTGTTGACCAATTTGGTAGAGAAATATCTGCACCTGTATATGGTCCACAAGAACTCGCTCAGTTATATGAAGGACCGAGTAAGGCTGTTAAGTTGGGGGCTAACGGACCGACATACAGTAGTGGTGGTGATATATTAGGAGGATTTACTTGGGTGTCACCTAAGTATAGAGGTAACGCTGGTAAAAAAGTTGGTATAGGTGGTGAAATAATTGCTGATGACCCTGACTTCCCGTCATTAGGTTATCAGAACACAGAATCAACTAATAATGATTTTAGGGATGGTTCTATTTTAGACCAAACTCAAAGACTTATTGATTCCCAACCAAGAGGTGGTAGAAGACTACAACACGTAGGAAACGCTATTGACCAAGTATCTAAAGTCTTTAATGATGGTTACAAAGAACTTACAAAAGGTTCAAGAGTTATTAGATATGTTGGCGCAACTGGACAAGAAAGAGGTGCGGAATATTGTAGAGTTTTCCAAAAAGATACTCCTTATTTACAATACAATGATTTACAAAAACAAGATGGTATTACAACCTCAGGTAGAAAGTTTGCATACTCTGTTTTAGACAATACATACAACTTAAACATTGCTCCAATGAAGGGTAATGACTCTACAAATATCACACCTGAAGGTGCTAAAAAATATATGTTCTCTATTGAAAACTTAGCTTGGAGAACATCAAACAGACCTGGTTTAAGTGTTCAAGATTTACCTGTGTGTGAGAGAGGACCTAATGGTGGTCGAGTTATGTGGTTCCCACCTTATGGTTTAGAGTTTAGTGAGCAAGTACAAGCCAACTTTAAACCAACTGACTTTATTGGTAGAGTAGAACCTGTATACACATATAACAACACATCAAGAACTGGAAGTCTACAATGGCAAATTGTTGTCGACCACCCATCAGTGTTAAACTTAATTGTTAATCGAGTATTAGCTAATGAACAGTCAAGAGAAAGAGTTCAAGGGTTGTTAGATTCGTTCTTTGCAGGTTGTAAAAAATATGACTTATATGAGTTGGCTGAAAAATACTACCAATTCAACACACAAGATTTATTTGAAATTCAACAAAAAATCCAAAGTAAAAATGTTACAACTGAAGAGATAAGATATCTTGTTAATACGGTACAAACAGGTGATGGGTCAACAGGGGCGAATGGAACTCCTGGTGGTGGTAATACTAATATTGGGTCACAAACGGCAAACAATACGGACCAAACTAAAACTTACTTGGAAAGTTTTAACAATTATGGTTTGTATTTTGAAAACGATTACCCACTTAAAGACCAAACTGTTGAAAATTATACTAGTTATTATTCTGTTTATACAAACGCTAATACGAGAGCAATTTATGACAGAGATAGTGCCAACCCATCTGCGGTAAACAACTTCTTCCCAAGTGTTATTGAGTTTAATAAGAATAAACTACAGGAGATGTTGTATAAGTTAGATGAAACTTTAAAAATTAATCCTGACGCAAAAGTTGAGTTAATATTAGAAGGTAGTGCGTCAAAACCACAAACCGTAAATTATAACGACGCTCTATCCCAAAGAAGATTGGATTCTGTTGTTCAATACATCCGTTCTATTGGACAATTGGCAAATGCTATTGACGTAACAAAACAATTAACTTTAGTATTAATACCGAAAGGTGAAAATACAACTGTACAACCTGTTGGTCAAAATAATATGAAATTTGAGACATTTAATTGTGCTAATTTGGATGCTGATAGATTATCAAGACCTGAAGCCATCTATAGTGTAAATGCGATGTCTTGTAGAAGGGTTAAATTCAATCTTAATGTCAATATCCCAAGTGTACCAAAAACACCACCAATTATTGACCAATCATCACCAAAATATCAATCACAGATATCAACAGAGGTTTCAACCAAAACAACTGTAGAACAAGTTGTTGAAACAACAACAAGTCTTAGAGATAATATCACTAAAAGAGTTTTAAGAAAATTATTATCTGAGTGTGACTATTTTGAATTGATTAGACAAGAAACCCCTATGGTTTATGACAACCTTAGAGATAAATTAAAATTCTTTCACCCTGCATTCCATTCAATAACACCTGAAGGTTTAAACGGTAGACTAACATTCTTACAACAGTGTATGAGACCTGGTGATACAATACCTACGGTTAAAAACGCTACTGACGGGTCATCATCGTTAGAATACAATAATGCTGTAAACACTGCGTTTGGCGCGCCACCTGTCTTAATATTAAGAGTTGGGGATTTCTACCATTCTAAAATTATACCAAATTCTTTAGGTATTTCATATGAGCAATTAGATTTAAATCCTGAAGGTATTGGTGTCCAACCTATGATTGCTAAAATTCAATTATCATTCAATTTTGTTGGTGGACAAGGATTAAAAACGGCGGTTGATAAATTACAAAATGCGTTGTCATTTAACTTCTACGCTAATACTGAAATTTATGACGACAGAGCAGACGCCACTGATGATAGTTATAAAATTTTAGACCAACAGTTTATCAAAAACTTAGGTATTGAAGTTCCACCACCTGTAGTAACTGATACTGAAGATGAACAAACTGAGTCAAACGCTGAGACTATTGGTAAAGTTTTAACAACCGAAATTGGTGAAAATGAGACGACAGGTACAATTGATTATCAACAATTTATGACGCAGTTTGTTGGGTCAACACAAAATTATTTTACAACAGTATTAAATAAAAATAAGGATATTTTGAAACAATATAATAATGCTGTTAGACAAATTATTGCTTACAATAGAAATTATCAATATGGAGATTTTTATTACAATATTGAACAAAAGTATATCTTTGGTAAACCATCAACAATCCAACAATCAGTTGATTCTGTTTTCTCTAAATTTATAAATGATATTGATGATAATCTTGAAGGGTTTATGCTTTGGATGAGTAATCCAACCAAAAACTTCTCTAACAAATCAATTAGGCAATTGAAAGAGAATTATATTAGTTTTATTAGAAATAAACAAAGTGGTTTCCAAAATGCTTTAACATCAATAATTAACGAATTAGTTAACACACAAACTTCTTACATCCAACAATTAAATAGGACTAATGTTATTACATACCCTAACTTAAAAGATGGTACTGATGGATTTAAAGAGTCTAATGGTAACATTGTTGTTTATGAGATAGAAGGTACGGATAAAGTATCTGCAAATTATGCGGGGGCGACAAAATCTACTTACAATGAATTAACTGATGATTTGACAACAATAACCGACAGTCTTTTCCAATTCACACTTGATATTGAAAATACTGAAGAGTTTACGTTTGATAATCAACAATATGAATCATCTTTAATACCATCTGTTGGTGATACTGAAAACTATGATAGTGGTTCGGTTTTTGAACCAATAACATTGTTAAAATACCCTGAATTTTGGGAGAATGATTCTAACAGAAGACAGTATTTTATTTTGAATAAAGATGTTACTGATTCTAATTTATATCAATCATTTAAAGATGCGTTAATTGCTAACATATTAAACAATCCAACTATTATTGGAAATCAGGCGACTAACTTTGGGGAACAATTTGACGCTTATTGGATAGGACCAAGACCCTCAAGCGAAACACCAATTAAGACAATTTACAATTACGAAAATAATGCGGCAACTACTTTCTTGGATGGATTAGCAACGGGTCCGTTAAAGAAATATGTTATTTACACACCATATAATGATATAAATAAAGGTAGATTATTTACATATACTATAAACACATTACCTGTTCCACCACAAATAGATTTAATTAAGTCTTTAGGTTTGAAAAATAATTCGGATACTAATAAGACAGTATGGTCAACAGAAATAACAACAGATGTTGTAATCGGTAAAGTTCAATTATTATAAAATGGCACTTCAGTATTATAATAGATATAACCAATTTTTGATAAACGGACAACAAACAGTTGTTCCCTTTGTCAATATTTCACCAAAACCATCCGATAAAGTATACATTTATAAAGTTGGAAGAAGTAGACTTGATAAGGTCTCTCAGGAATATTATGGAACCCCATTCTTTGGTTGGTTAATATTACAAGCCAATCCTCAATTTGGTGGTTTAGAAAATAACATATTTGATGGCGCAATATTAACTGTCCCATATCCTTTGATAACATCTTTACAAGATTATAAATCCGCAGTAGACACGTATTTCTATTATTATGGCAGGTAATTCTTTTGGGGATAATTCAGGTAGTATTTATGCAGAGTCATTTGACAATATCATTGTTGTTGACCCTAACAAAGTTGTGCGTGGTGGTGTAAACGGTCAAACAGTAATTGAAGAAAGATTAGTTGACCACGAAAATTTGGTAATGTATGCCAACTTAGAGTGTGAACTACTACCAAGAACAAGGTTAAACGTAGGGGCATCCCCAACGACACAAACCGAAACAATATCCATTGCATCTATTAACTTTTTAAAACCAAACAGTGACCAGTTTATGAATACGGGTTACTACGATGATTTAACAGGTTTAAATTCAAATCAAGGTAAAGCAAGACTCCAAAGGTCTGAAGAGGTTGTAGAAGAGTATGGGAGAAAAGTTTACCGAGGTTCAACAGTTACGGACAAGAATGGTAGGACTATAGACCCCGGGTTGTTAGGTATTACAAGTATTTCGGTAATCACCAAAACATCTTTTATACCTGAAGTATCGATTGAATTTGAAGATGTTAGAGGTAAAGCATTATTTGAACAAGGAGAACAGTCACCATATGCAGCCTTCTTTCATTTACCATATCCACCATTTTATTTAACACTTAAGGGTTACTATGGACAGGCGGTTAGATACCAATTAAATCTACACACATTTGAGGCGAGATTTAATACAATGAGTGGTAACTACCAAGTTAGTTGTAAATTTTACGGATACAAATATAACATTTTAAATGAAATTCAGATGGGGCATTTGATTGCATTACCCCATATGTATTCTAAAACATTTACATACACAAACTCTATTGTTGAAACAGAGTCTGCAGATGATAATTCGGCGAACAATGCGGGTCAGAATATTCCGTCAAATGCTCAATCTCAAAACAACCTGAGTGTTACTCGAGTTAATGAGAGGGGTAGACAAAAAATGCACGAAGTTTACTCTGAATACAAAGCCAAAGGTTTAATTGATAAGAATTTTCCTGAACTAACAATAATGGAATTAGGTTACAAATTACAACAATTTGAACAGAACATTATTAATTCATATAGGAAAGTTGATATGCAGCCGATTACGGATGCGACATCTTATAAAAAAACACTTAACCAATATTATAAAAGTGTCAGAGACGCCAAAAATTCTTGGTTTACAACATTTTTGGACCCAAAACCATTTGTTTTAAAGGATGGTCAGTATGCTTATGTCTTCAAAAAGAATCTAACACAATCACAAAGAGTTACCGCTCAAAGTGAGTTAAGTGCTATTACACAAACATACAATACTAAGTTGGCACAAAACGGTACGTTTGGTGCTGAAGCAAAACAAAACTTTAAGATACCAAACCCAATAACTCCTTCGATTTATATTGAAAACTTTCAATTGGATAATATTGATTGGGAAAAAACATTTATAGACAGAACCTCGATAAAATACCCAACACCTGAAGAAATTAGTGCATTTATTGTAAAAAGTGCTGAACAATATTTTAGTGTAGTGGTAGAGGCGACACCCGAAGGATTGAAAGAAGTTAAGAAAAACTTTTATGTTTTTGTTGGTGCCAATAGATTTGACACCATAATAAAAAGTATGGAATCTCAAATTGACGCTAAAGTTACTGAATTGGAAACCAAATTAAGTGCTGAATTGGCTGATAAAGTAGAAAGAGCTGATACTGGAATTGGATTTAGACCTACAGTTAGAAATATTAGTGCGGTGATTATGGCATCAACAGAGGCGTTTATCAGATTGATGGATGATGTTCATATTCAGGCATATTCTGTTAGACAAGACCCTGTGAGAAAAAATGTTGTTTTAAATAACAATAGTACTTCTATAAAAAGTCCTGATGATGTCAACTACGTTCCGTTAACAGCAAACGCTAGTCAAGAATTTATAGATAATTCCCAACAACCTGTATACCCTTGGCCACAAGTTTTTGTTGAAAATAACGGTACCGATGACCAACCAAGATATACATTAACATATCCTGGTGATATTGCGTTTGTAAATCAATCAAAAGGGTATCTTTACGACAAATGGCCTGAGGTCGAATTTGTTGAAGAATATTTAAAAGGTACTGCGCAAAGAAATGACCCACCAATTTCACAACCTCCCGCAGACAATGATGCTGCAACAGTAAAAAGATTAAATCTAAATGCTTTAGAATTCCCTAATATTGGGTTAGCTTATCTTAATAAAGAAGAGTTAAAATATTTTTATGAAATATATGAGAGACAATTAATATACCAATTTTATACAGGATTTGGTAGAGTTACAAATGACAATACGTCTAAAACTTTTGTTGGTGACATTATTGGTATTACGGAAGGTACTAACATTATAGAATCTTTAGGATTGAGTAATCCATACTTAACTCAAAAGTTAAAAGAATATCCTTTTACTGCTAATAATTTTACCCAAACATTAGAAGCGTTTTCAAACCAAGGAACTGGTTTATTTTGGGGTGAATTTATACAAGACATTTATATTACACCATATCTTAAGAATTATACTCAGAACCCGTTTTCAATTCTTAGTACAAAATACTTGTCAAATACTGTTTCAAACTCTTTTGTTTCATTACCACAAACGCCACAATTACAACAATTCTTAAAGAGTACTAGCACAAACCCAATACAAATTGTAGATACTTTCCCGTTTACAAATCAGGATTGGAACATTAAAAATTTAAGTCAGTATATTTTAGGTGGTTCGGTTGACGTTGCAAACAACACATCAAACACATATAAAGTTTACGAACCAAAAAATATAATTTCAAATTTTACGGGTATTGATGATTATAATACAAACAGACCTGTAACAAACTTTAACTATCTAAACACTGCAATACCGGCACTAACAACAAATGTTAATACGTTTTACATAACAAGACAACCAGCAACTTTGTTACCGACAGAAGGTTATGTTGATTACCCAACAACAGGTTTACCCGTAAGAACAACAACCTCTATGTTGAACACACCTTATTTTGTTAACGCAATATTGGAGGGTGTTGCTAAAGAAAAGAATAAAGAACAATATCCTTATGTCGCGGCAGCGTTTTTATTCTTAAACTCACTACCACTCGCAACATTTAAGGACAGATATAAAACAAATCTTGCTGGTGTGACAACACCTTTAGATTATATTTTTGCAAGTTTCAAAAAGTTTGGTGCGTTACACAAGGTTCCATATGTTTGGGTATTAAAATATGGTGCGATTTGGCATAGATATAAAACACAAGTACAAACCAATCAGGATATTTTAGGTGGATGTTGGGGTAATTTTGATTACAAACAAAACTACGACCCTATTAATCAAAACACCGCCAAGACTTATACATTAAATGGTGTTGGTAAAATAACATTACAAACAGAAACGGTTGACAATAATGTTAAATACACCACAATGCAGGTAGGGTTCTACCCTAAATTGATTAATGAGTTCAATTACTTTTACAACTCTCAAGACTTGTATACTGCATATACTGATGGTGAAATTAATGAGTCCATTAAAAATGGTTTAAAGATTCAAAACCTTTCAGAATCAAATATTAATAAAAATACAACCAAGGATTTACAAACAAGGGTTATTGATATTAAAACATATAGTGTTTTATTACCTGATAGTATTACACCATCAGTTCCAAATACAGTTGTTTGTGATGAACCACCAACAACTCCAACATATCAATATTATGTAATACCATCGTTTGGGTCACAAATGAACCAAGTGAACAACGCTTGTTTTAGTACTACAGGATTATTAACACAAGAGTTGTATAATAATGAAGCGTTATTTAACGGTTCGGTTAGAGCATTTTGGAGTTTACCAAATTACGGTTATTACGATAACCAAACAATATATCGACCTGGTACAGGAAGTTATATGTTTGATGAAAACAATCTATTTGGTAATGTCCCATTTGAGTTGATTCAGACGAATGAATATTCAAAAATTGATGATGTGTTCTCAGTATTTGACAAACAAATATTGGACATATTAGAAAATGAATTTTTAAACTTCAGTAAAGCGTTAACAAATTTTAATATCAATGAGGAAAATTCTAATGTAATTGACCCTGGTGCGTCACTTTCAGTAGGTGGTGGATTTGAACAGTTTTCTGATTTGGAAACAACATACAGAAACTTCCAAAAGATGATGCGTTCATTGATGAGTGTTCAAATACCATTAAGTAGCGCCACATCTGAAGATTTATTTGAAACAATAATACAGAGTCAATTCAGTAATTCGATTGCTCAAATCCAAAACATTATGGAATATGACGTTGTATTGAGAATGGGTAACCCGACTCGTTACAACAGAAGAGCGGTGGACTCATATATCGGATATATTACTAATACATCTCAAGTAATCAATCCGTTACAATTTGGACCATATCAGAACAATTTGCCAACCAATGGTGGTACGGTTAGTTTGCAGAACTCTATAGCGTCAAACCCTGACGCGTGGAGAACACTACAACTTGAAGTTGGGTTTTCAACAATACCTGAACTTATTTACGATAATAATGGTTCTTACATAACCGACTTTTTTGTTCAGTCTAATATTAACTTTACGTCTGCAAATATTACAGAGTTATCACAAGTTATTAGAATGTATGCCACCCAAAGACTTGAAAATCCAAATTTAACTATCACTGAATTTACAGGTCAACTCCAAGGATATTTGAACACATATAACGCATTTAAAAACGTTGGTTTAGATAACACACTAATAAATGTAAGAAAGGGATTACCCGAAATTAGTGAATTACCTGAAAAAACAATACAGAGTAAGTTTGATTCAAAACAAGCTAAAGTAGATTTATATGAAGCATTCAAAGCATTGAATGATAAGTGGATTGCGGGTACTGATTACAAACGATACACCTTATTTGAAGATATGTTGTTCCTTGACAGAGCGTCAAGAAATATTGGAGATAAGGTTGTTGTGGATATTTTCAAGTTAAAACAAATTATCAGTGAAGACACAATCAACCTTAATATGGGTGTGTTTGTATTTTTAGCAGGTATTTTGACCGATAATCACTTTACGATAATGCCAATGCCTGCGTATGTTAACTTTTATAATGTACAAGAACCTACTTTAAACGCGGTACCTAATATACCAAGCACGATTGATTTTGCTAATGAAATGTGGGGAACTTACCTAACTGTTGACTACAGAAGGTCAGGACCAAAATTAGTTTGTTTCTATGCCAATAGACCATCATCGTATATTGATACTACAGATAAGAGTGTTAACAATTATTTATTTAGAACCGACACTTTTGACTTAAGAAATCCTGTTGGTAACCCAAATGTTGAAAACCAAACAAATAAAACAGATTGGGCGTTATCTAATAGATGTGTTGGATTTACGGTAGACATTGGGGTTAGAAACCAAAATATATTTTATTCTTTTTCAGTGTCACAAGATAACGGTAAGGCGACCGCTGAATCTGTGTGGACCATAAATAATATGGCCAACGCAGCATCTGGTAGAGATACCGCAACACAAAACAACTCGTTGTATAACATTTATCAGAACAGGTCATATCAATGTGATGTGGTTGGTTTAGGTAATGCGATGATTCAACCAACAATGTATTTCAACCTTAGACACGTACCGATGTTTAATGGTTCTTACTTAATTACTGATGTTACGCACACTATTACACCTGGTCAGTTTGAAACCAAATTTACGGGTGTTAGACAAAGTGTGTTGTCGTATCCATACACAGAAAACTTATTACAAAGTATTAATCAAAATTTGGTTGGTAAATTGATAACCGCTGTTACTCAAAGGAAAGATGATGATAAGGGAACCAATGCGACAACTACCCAAGGTAATAATGCAAACGTGTCAACAAATTCTAATACACAACAATCCGCACAAAATTCTTGTGACTCAAAAGTATTGGAAACACCTTATAAACAAGCTGGATATACATCAGTAAGTGGAACTCAAACTAAGTTAACGGCAAAACAATTCTATGACTTGTTAATTCAAAATGTTAGTACAACGTCTACAGATGCTATTGAGATTGAAAGATATCAAAACTTAAGATTTATAATATTCTTAATATCTTGGGCTGCAAGTGGTAACAAAGACAGTAAAAACTTCATTGGTTTAAACAATAACTTTGGAAGAATTACTTTAGATTATAATTATGGTGAGTTAAGAACTTATTTTGAACCAACATATTCTTGTATGGATATTGAAAATCTAAATGGATTACCACTTTCATATCCTGTTGCTAATTTTGTTGACCCTGTAGAATTTATGTTATTTATGAGAGATAGATTGATAAATAGAGTCGGGGATATTCAAAACAAATCTATTGAAACTTTCTATCTACAAAACTGGCCAGCAAATAGAGGAACTGATTTAACCTCAGATACACAGTTGTCATTCAACTTAATTGAAGGTAATAGGTTGGCGAAGAATCTTGGACTTGTTAGTACAATACCTGTGTTTAAAATCACACCAACACCTACACCAACAGCTAACAATCAAAATATAATAAACAACATTCCACCTACTTGTACTCCAAGCCCAACCCCTAGTACGACCCCACAATAAAATTATTTGAATTTTATAGATATTTATAAGAAAAATTGGTTATGGACCTAAATAATATGTTAAATCAGTATCTTGGTAAAAATGTAAGAATGTCATCAAAGGATAATGGTGACGGAACCAAGCAAGTTTGTGACTTAGACACTGGCGATTGTTATATCGTTAGAGAAAGAGATGGCCTTATTGAAAGAGCAGGACACGATGTCACTGCTAACAGAAGAGTTAGAGTAGAGACTCCACACGGTATAAAACAACTTTTAAACGGTTAAGAAAATGAGTATTGACAAAAAGATTCTAAAAGAAATACAAAGATATCATAGTATAAACAATTATATCACAGAACAGGAACTACCTGTTGCTCCTGAAGCGGCAGGTGAACCAGCTCTTGATGCGGCGGCATTACCACCGGCACCTGCGGATGCTGCAGCTCCTGAGGCGGCCCCTGTAACTCCTGAAAAAATAGATGTTGCAACTGATGATGAGGTTACAAAGATTGATGATGAGGGAGAATCTGCTGAGGGTGATTCAAACACTGAGGAGATAGACGTTACTGATATTGTTAAAACTACTGAAAAAATAGATTCTAAGCAAGATAAGTATTTTGAACAACTTTTTGGATACATCCAAAATTTAGAAACAAAATTAAGTGAAATGGACGGTTTAGTAGAAAAACTTAATAGTATTGAAACGAAAATTGAAAAATACAGAGAAAAGACACCGCAAGAAAAATTACAACTAAGAAGTTTAGATTCAGGACCATTTAATCAAAAACTATCAGATTTTTTTGACGATAAGAAAGAAGACTTTGAAAAATCAGGTAAACACGAATATATTCTAACATCGGATGAAGTTGAAGATGTAAATCCGGCTGAAATAAAGAAGACATTTGATGACGACGAAGAAGACGAATTTAGAGGATTTAAGAGTAGATAACTTTTGACTTTTATGATTTCTTGATTACATTTAGGGTTGTGGTAACACGACCCTTTTTATTTTATTTGACTAGTAATTTTTTAAACCCTATATTTGTAACACTAATTTTTTAACATTTAATTTTTATGAGTTCACTTGACGCAGTATTAGCACAGTACGAACAATCCAAATCCGGTGGAGGAGGAATGAGTTCAGAGGAAAGATTGAAAAAGTATTTCACACTTCTCCTAGATGAAAAATCAAATTCAGGACAGCGTAGAGTCCGTATTCTACCCACAGGTGATGGAAGTTCACCATTCAAAGAAGCTTGGTACCACGAAGTTCAAGTTGGTGGTAAATGGCAAAAGTTCTATGACCCAGGAAAGAACGATAATGAACGTTCACCACTTACTGAGGTTTACGAAGAACTAATCTCAACAGGTAAAGAGTCTGATAAGAAATTAGCGGACCAATATCGCTCACGTAAGTTCTACGTAGTTAAAGTTATTGACCGTGACCACCCTGAAGACGGTGTTAAGTTTTGGAGATTCAAACACAACTACAAACAAGACGGTATCCTTGATAAAATTATTCCAATTTGGAGAAACAAAGGTGACATCACCGACCCTGAAAAAGGACGTGACCTTGTCATTGAGTTGACCAAACAAAAAACTCCTAAAGGTGCTTTCTACACCGCAGTTTCAACTATTATGTATGACGACCCTTGTCCGATTCACGAAGACAAAAAAGTTATGAAAGAGTGGTTGGAAGATGAATTGACTTGGAGAGACGCATATTCTAAGAAACCTGTAGAATATTTGGAAGCGATTGCTCGAGGTGAAGTTCCACGTTGGGATTCTGAAAAAGGTGGTTACGTTTATAGTAATGATGAAGAAGCCACTGAATCTTTTGGAGGTAGCTCATCTTCAAGTAACTACGAAGACCCACAAGCAAGTTCACAAGTTGACGAGGACTTGCCGTTCTAATAATAATGTGAAGGACATTCTCAAGGTCAAACTGTCTTTGAGAGTGTCCTTTTTAATTTAAAAAAAAATGAAAATCAGAGAAAAAATGTATGAATCACTTATCAAGAAATATGAGAGTGAAATTGCTGAGGCAGAAGCAACTTTGATGGTGTATATGGAAAATCCTGTTGGGATTGGTGAACACCCACAACACATTGAAGAAATGGACAAGTTTATTGAAAAACTTGCAAATGCTAGTGATAAATTACAAACATTACAAATGTTTTACAAATACAATTATGGCAATCAAGAAAAATGATTTTAGTTCAGTAAAGAAGAAGTTTTCTACTTCAGCCAAATACAAACCCCAAAGGTTTTTTGACTGTGGTCCTGACTTCTTGGATGCTGTTGGTTTACCTGGTCCTGCGATTGGACACATCAATATGTTCTTAGGTCACTCAGACACTGGTAAAACAACCGCTATGATTAAGACTGCAGTTGATGCTCAGAAAAAAGAAATTCTACCTGTGTTCATTATTACTGAACAGAAGTGGAGCTTTGAACACGCAAAAATTATGGGTCTTCAGTGTGATGAGATTGTCGATACAGAGACAGGAGAATTAGATTGGGATGGTTTCTTTATCTTTAACAATAACTTTGATTACATTGAACAAATCACTGATTATATTAATCAATTGTTAGATGCACAAGAAAAGGGTGAATTGGATTACAGTTTATGTTTCTTGTGGGACTCTATTGGTTCTATTCCATCTAAAATGACTTATGAAGGTAAAGGGGGTAAACAACATAACGCAGCAACCTTATCTGATAAGATTGGTATGGGTATTAACCAAAGAATTTCAGGTTCTCGTAAATCTGATTCAAAATATGAAAATACTTTAGTTATAGTAAATCAACCTTGGGTTGAACTACCTGATAATCCTTTTGGGCAACCAAAAATTAAAGCTAAAGGTGGTGAATCTGTTTGGTTGAACTCTTCTTTAGTATTTTTATTTGGAAATCAAAAAGGTGCTGGTACAACTAAGATTACAGCGACTAAAGACAAGAGAACTGTTAAGTTTGCTTCTCGTACCAAGATTTCTGTAATGAAAAATCACATCAATGGTTTGGGTTACGAAGATGGTAAGATTATTGTAACACCTCACGGATTCTTGGCGGGAAAAGATACTACCGAAGAGAAAGCGTCTATTGAGCGTTACAAAAAAGAATACTCTGATTATTGGAAAGAAGTAATCGGAACAGACGGTGATTTCACTTTGAGTGAGGAAAAAGAGGACTAACCATAAACCCCAAATTTGTGAGAACATTATTAGTAGATGGAGATAACTTATTTAAAATCGGATTCCACGGAGTCAGAGAGTTTTATGTTGACGGAAATCACATTGGAGGGGTATTCCACTTCCTCAACACCTTACGTAAACAGTTGGAACAAAACGAATACGACAAGGTCATCGTTTTTTGGGACGGTAACAACAACTCAGTCAAAAGACGTGAACTATATCCTGATTACAAACTAAATCGGAAGAATAATATGACTGAGGAAAAACTTCAGTCATATTACTTCCAAAAGAACCGAGTAAAACAATACTTGGAAGAATGTTTCGTTAGACAAATCGATATTGATAATAACGAAGCTGATGACTTGGTTGCATACTATTGTATCATTTCTGATACGGAGACCAAAACAATTTTTTCATCTGATAGAGATTATATGCAACTTTTGAGTGAGAAGGTATCCATCTACTCACCCATTCAAAAATACCTTTATCAAAAAGGAGACAAAGTCCGTTTGGAAAAAGAATGGATACCTCACGAAAATATTTTTGTTTCAAAAGTTATGTTAGGTGATAAGTCTGACAACATATTTGGTATCTACAGTTTGGGTGAAAAAACCTTTCTAAAATTGTTCCCTGAGGTGCTTGAAAAACCCGTTTCTGTTGACGATATTTTAACAAAGGCAAAACTTTTACAAGAACAAAACAAAGACAACAAAGTATTGAAAAATATTTTAAATGGTGTTACAAAAAATGGAGAATTTGGTGAACATTTTTATAAGACCAACAAACAAATCGTTGACTTACATAACCCAATTATTTCTGAAGATGCAATGGAAATGGTGAGGTTATTTTATGAGGAGTCTTTGGACCCTGAAGGTCGTACATCTAAAAACATAATTCAGATGATGAATGATGACGGGTTCTTTAAGTATCTTCCAAAAGATGACGATTCATTTGTAAACTTTATCAAACCAATATTGAAACTAACAAGAAAAGAAAAAAGAAAACACAAACAAACCCTTAATTAATTTTTTATGAAAGAAGAACAAGTAGTTAAATTGGAGCTCCTCCTAACATTGAACGACAACATTGTTGTTCAAAGATTCTTTAATGTTCGTAATTATAACCCAAGTGCACATCGTTCAGTACAGACACTTGAGATGTTAAAATACGTTCAAGAAACCCTTCAATATGATTTGAAGATGAAAACAGTAACGTATATGATGGACAATCAAGATGCGATTGCTGAAGACCCTGAAATCCTAAATACGTCAAACACCGACGATGCGGAAAACTTTAACATTTTCTTAAAATTGGGTGACAATGTATTACTTCACAGAATTTTTGATGGAAAACTTTTCCCACCAAAAATCCGTTACACTGTCGATGTTAGACCTTTCCTGAAGGAATTTCTTCGTAACTTTACAGAATTATTTTCCGTTGAAAATTTAACATACAATTACGCGGGTTATGACCTAAGTAAGTAATATTTATCAATACTCTAAAGCTCTATATGAATAAGAATTTCGAATATCTAGGAAACACGTTTCAAATACAATTACTCAACCAAATTATCGTAGACAAAGAATTCGCACAGTCCATTGTGGATGTGATAGAGCCCACCTATTTTGATAACAATTACTTTAAACTTATCATTACGATGGTTAGAGAGTATTATGCCAAATACCAGTCTACACCATCTTTTGAAACTCTTGAACAAATCGCTAAGGCGGAAACTTCAGTAGAAATGGTATTAAAAATCCTCTTGGATACTTTGAAAAAAGTCCAAGAGGCACCATTTGAAGGTGCTGTGTTTGTACAAGAAAAGGCGTTAAAATTCTGTAAACAACAAGAGTTACAGAAGGTAATGAATAAAGCCCAAAAGATTATCAACGAGGGGGACTTCGAATCGTATGATAAAGTTGAAGGTTTGGTTAGACAAGCTTTACAAGTGGGTGAAAGAGAGACTGGTGTCATTGAAATTTTCTCTGGTTTAGATGATGTCTTAAATGATGATTTTAGACACCCAATTCCTATTGGAATACCTGGTATTGACAGATTGTTAAAAGGAGGTTTGGCAAAAGGAGAAATTGGTGTTATCTTAGCACCTACAGGTGTTGGTAAGACAACTATTCTTACCAAAATTGCAAACAGTGCATTCAATATGGGATACAACGTACTTCAAATATTCTTCGAGGATAACCCAAAAATTATTCAGAGAAAACATTTTACCATTTGGACTGGTATTGAACCTGATAATCTCGCAACAAGAAAAGATGAGGTTATTGAAAAGGTACAAGAAGTACAGAACTCAATGCCAAACAAACTAATATTGAAGAAGTTACCTTCAGATACTATGACTATGAATCAGATTAAAAATCAAATTCGTAAGATGGTTGCTGATGGTACTAAGATTGATATGGTTACTTTGGATTACATTGACTGTGTTGTTCCTGACAATCTTAGAAATGATGAGTGGAAGGCTGAAGGTTCGGTTATGAGACACTTTGAGGCAATGTGTCACGAAATGAATATTGCTGGTTGGACCGCAACTCAAGGTAACCGTTCATCAATATCTTCTGAAGTTGTAACTACAGACCAAATGGGTGGGTCAATCAAGAAGGCACAAGTAGGTCACGTGATTATATCAGTTGCGAAGACATTACAACAAAAAGAAATGAAATTAGCAACAATTGCAATCACAAAGTCAAGAATTGGTTCTGACGGTATTGTGTTTGAAAATTGTAAGTTCGATAATGAATTGATTATTATTGACACTGAGTCTTCAACAACATTCTTAGGATTTGAAGAACAACAAGAAGAAAAGAGAAAAGACAGAGTTAAAGAACTCTTGGACAAGAGAAAACAAAGAGAACAACAAAAACAAGCTTAATTTAAATTATGGAAAAGATATTAATAGAAAACCCTAACAGATTTGTTATTTTCCCAATTCAGTATAATGATATTTGGGAGTATTACAAACAACACCAAGCAGCTTTTTGGACTGCTGAGGAAGTTGACTTGTCAAACGATATACGAGATTGGGAGAACCTTTCAGAGAATGAACAATACTTTATTAAAAATATTTTATCGTTCTTTGCGGCTTCTGATGGAATCGTAAATGAAAACTTGGCGGAAAACTTTATTAAAGAAGTTCAGTACCCTGAAGCAAAATTCTTTTACGGTTTTCAAATTATGATGGAGAACATTCACTCCTTAATGTATTCATTATTGATTGATACATACGTATCAAGTCCTGATGAAAAAGATGAGTGTTTCAACGCTATTGATAGATTACCTGCAGTTCAGAAAAAGGCTAATTGGGCGTTGAATTGGATTAAAAATGCTTCTTTCCAAGAAAGACTTGTTGCGTTTGCGGCGGTTGAAGGTATTTTCTTTTCAGGTTCATTTTGTTCTATTTTTTGGTTGAAATCAAGAGGTATTATGCAAGGTTTATGTAATGCAAATGCTTTGATTTTTAAAGACGAAAACCTACATTGTGATTTCGCAATTCACTTGTTGAATAATCACGTAGAAAACAAACCAAGTGAAAAAAGAATTAAAGAGATTTTATTGTCGGCTCTTGAGATTGAAAAAGAGTTTATTACTGAATCACTACCTGTTTCATTAATTGGTATGAATTCAAATCTTATGAAACAATATCTTGAGTTTGTTGTTGATGGTTTATTGGTTAAATTAGGATGTAAGAAGGAGTTTAATGTTGAACAACCTTTTAAATTTATGGAACAGATTGCTGTTGAAACAAAAGGTAACTTCTTCGAATCACGAACTGTGGAGTACCAAAAAGCTAAATTAAATGAAACAATTTCGTTTACTGACGATTTTTAATTAAATTTGTAGAATTATGATGTCACTAAAAATCCAAAAAAGAAATGGAGACGATGCTTCGTTTAATCCTCAGAAGATATATCTAAGAATTAAACGTTCTGCTAAAGGTCTCAATGTAAACTCTGATGAAATTTTCATTAAAGTTATAACTTCAGTACCAACTGAAGGCAATATTACAACTAAAGAGCTTGATAAGTTGGTTTATGAGATTGCTGCCTCATACACAGGTAGTCACCACGATTACTCAAGACTTGCATCTTCAGTTGCAATCTCTTCATACCACAAAGAGACTTCTGATAGTTTTTCAGAAACTATGAGAATGTTAAATAACAGTGGTGTGGTTAATGATGCGTTAATCAAGATTATTGACAAGTATGGTGATAAGAACATTGATGATGTTATTAAACACGAGAATGATTACAATTTTGATTATTTTGCTTGGAGGTCTCTCCAAGAAATGTATCTATTGAAAACACCTGAAGGTAAAGTTGTAGAAAGACCACAACATATGTATATGAGAGTTGCATTGTGGGTTACAAGAACATTTGAAGAAGCGGTTGAATACTACAACTCACTTTCAAATCAGTTAATCTCACCAGCAACACCAATTATGATTAACTCAGGAACTAAAACACCTCAGTTGGCTTCTTGTGTGTTACATTATAATAATAGCGACTCACGAGATGGTTTGTTAGGAACGTTAAACGACATCTCAACATACTCTTCAGACGCTGCTGGTATTGGTTTGTGTATGTCAAACATTAGAAGTAAAGAAAGTCGTATCAGTTCTTCAGGTGGATATGCAGGCGGTCTATTAAAGTATCTTAAGATTGTTAACGAATCATTACGATATTTTAATCAACAAGGTCGTAGACCTGGTAGCGCGGCAATTTATATTGAACCTTGGCACAAAGACATTATTGATTTGTTAGAAATCAAGAAGAACACAGGTGCTGAAGAATTAAGAGCTCGTGATTTATTTACCGCTCTTTGGATTCCTGATAATTTTATGAGAGCGGTTGAAACAAATGGTGACTGGTATTTGTTCTGTCCTAATGATATTCTAAAGGCGGGTGTCAAACCATTACAAGAATGTTATGGTCAAGAATATGAAGACAACTACAACAAAGCAGTTGCTTTAGGTTTGGGTAAGAAAGTATCGGCACAAACAATTTGGTCTAAAATTGTTGAGTCACAAATTGAGACGGGTGTTCCATATTTGTCTTCTAAAGACAATGCAAACAACAAAACAAATCACCAAAACATTGGTGTTGTAAAACAATCTAATTTGTGTAATGAGATTTACCAATACACTGATGAGGACACAACGGCAATTTGTACCTTGTCTTCTATGGTTCTTAAGAATTTCATTAAAGATGGTAAGTTTGATTTGAGACTTCTTCACGATGAAACAAGAAAAGTTGTTAGAGCTCTAAACAAAGTTGTTGACATTAATAACTATTCAACTGAACAAGGTAGAAAAGGTGGAATGGAACAGAGAGCAATTGCAATTGGAACTCAAGGTTTGGCAGACGTATTCTACTTGTTAGATTATATTTTCACGTCAGAGGAAGCACGTCAATTAAATAAAGATATTTTTGAAACAATCTATTACGCTGCTATTAGTGAAAGTAATGAATTGTGTAGAACAGGTCAGTACCAGCCATATAAGTTTTTTGAAGGTTCACCAATGTCACAAGGAGTATTTCAGTTTGATATGTGGGGTCTTAAAGAAGAAGAACTTTCAGGATTTTGGGATTGGAACGGATTAAAGGATGATGTTGCAAAATGGGGTGTTTGTAATTCATTGTTTACTGCTCAGATGCCTGTAGCATCTTCGGCTAAGATTACAGGTTCATATGAAATGACAGAACCAGCTCACTCGGCAATCTTTAATAGAAGAGTTGTTGGCGGTGAGATTATGATTGTAAACAAGTATCTTATTAGTGATTTTGAAAAAATTGGTATTTGGTGTGAAGAGTTGAAGAATGAAATTATCTTGAACGAAGGTTCTATTCAAAACATTAACTTTAACAATTACTTGGACCCTGAGGAGAAAAGTTATAACAAAAAGGTTAAGAGAATCGAACACCTCATTCCAAAATATAAAACCATTTGGGAAATTTCACAAAGAGAGTTGATTGATATGGCGGCTGATAGAGGTCCGTTTATTGACCAATCACAATCAATGAACATTTATATGGGTAACCCAACTCTATCAAAAATCACATCATCACATTTCCACTCTTGGAGGAAAGGTTTGAAAACTTTGTGTTACTATGTAAGAACAAAGGCGATTTCTACGGGGGCTAAACATTTGGCGGTTGACATTTCTAAAATTCAAAAACCAAAGGTTGCGACACCCGAAACACCAAAAGTAGATTATTCGAATATGAATCTACCACCAAAACCTGAGAATAGTGAATTTGAATGTTTTGGTTGTTCATCTTAATCGAGACACTAATCCCGACACTATGTCGGGATTTTTTATTTTATAGGTATTTATAAGAAATAATTACAATTTATATTAGTATAGAATGGCTGAAGGTTTAACATATGGATTGAATTTCCCTTTTGAAAACTCAACTCAGGGTGATTACCTTTTGTTGACAGAGACGCAGTATAATCAGATACGTTCAGATTTATTGCATTTGATTCTAACAAGAAAGGGTTCAAGGTATTACTTACCAACTTTTGGGACTAGAATATATGAGTTTATTTTTGAACCTTTTGATGGTTTAACCTTTGATGCTATTGAGGCAGACATAAGGGATGCGGTTAGTCAATTTATGCCGAACCTAATTATAAACAATATTTCAATTGAACCTGCGGACCCTACAGTTGAAGTTGAATATGCCCGAGGAGAAAATTTACCAATGCAATCTAACGAATACGTTTATAAAGTACCTGGTAAAGGAACATCAGAATATACCGCAAAAGTTAAAATAGATTATGCAGTAGATAATACGGCATTTGCACAAAGTGATTTTGTGATTATCAATATTTAAGAATAGATGGCAAATAATAAAATCTCATACACTTCAAGGGATTACGAAAGTATAAGACTGGAGTTACAAAATTATGTTAGAACATATTATCCTGAATTAATACAGGATTTCAACGACGCGTCAGTATTTTCAGTATTCTTAGATTTGAATGCTGCGGTTGCCGATAACCTACATTACCATATTGATAGAAGCATACAAGAAACTGTATTACAATATGCACAACAACGTTCATCAATTTATAACATTGCCAGAACATATGGTTTAAAAGTTCCAGGTCAAAGACCTTCAGTGTCAGTTGTTGATTTCTCAATTACTGTACCAGCATATGGTGACAAAGAAGATGAAAGATATTTGGGTATTCTAAACAGAGGGTCCCAAGTTTTTGGTGCGGGTATTGTTTTTGAAAACCAATACGAGATTGATTTCGCTTCACCATACAACTCACAAGGATTTCCTAATAGACTCAAGATTCCAAACTTTGACGCTAATGGAAACTTGATTAACTATACGATTACTAAAAGAGAACAAGTTGTTAATGGATTAACAAAAGTTTTCAAAAAAGTTATTGGACCTGCCGATGTAAAACCGTTCTATGAATTATTCTTACCTGATAAGAATGTTTTAGGTATTACAAGTGTATTATTGAAAAATGGTACAAACTATACAAACACACCAACAGCTGCGGAATTTTTAGGTTTAGCGAATAGATGGTATGAGGTGGATGCTTTGGCTGAAGATAGAATCTTCATCGAAGACCCAACTAAAGTTTCAGACGACCCGGGTATTAAAGTAGGTAGGTATCTACAAACTAATAACAAATTCATTTCTGAATTTACACCTGAAGGTTTCTGTAAGATGACCTTTGGTGGTGGAACAACCTCAGCACAAGACCAATTAAATGCCTTTACCAATTTAGGTGTCCCAGTTAACCTACAAACTTTATCAAATAACTTTTCATTAGGTTCAACATTAGTTCCTAATACGACCTTATTTGTTCAGTATAGAGTTGGTGGTGGACTTGCAACTAACTTGGGGGTTAATGTTATTAACCAAGTTGGAACGGTATCATTCTTTGTTAATGGTCCTTCACAACAAACCAACAGTAGTGTGATTAATTCATTAAGATGTACCAACCCGATAGCGGCTATTGGAGGTGCTAATGCGCCAAATGTTGAAGAAGTTAGAAACTATGTTACATATAACTTTGCAGCACAAAAAAGAGCGGTTACTGTAAATGACTACGAAGCAATTTTAAGAACAATGCCAAGTCAGTTTGGTGCACCGGCAAAAGTATCAATCACTGAAAACAATAACAAAATACAAATTAACTTATTGTCTTATGATACTTCAGGAAAATTAACACCACTCGTATCAAATACTTTACGACAAAATGTTGCAACTTATTTATCAAACTATCGAATGATGAATGATTATGTAGTTGTTGGTTCTGCCGAAGTTATAGATTTGGCTGTGGAGGTTTTTGTTGTATTAGACGCGTCTCAAAACTCAGGTCAAATTGTTACCGATGTTGTTAATAAAATTGGAGATTACTTTAACCCTCAAGTAAGACAACTTGGTCAGAATGTATATCTATCAGAATTAAAAAGTATTATTCAAAACCAAAATGGTGTTATTACGGTAACTGAAATAATAGTTGAAAACAAAGTTGGTGCACAGTATTCATCATCACAAACTTCGATGGCATATGCTGACCCTGAGTTAAAAATTATCAGACCTGTAGATGATACCATATTTGCAGAACCTAACCAAGTGTATCAAATTAGATACCCACAAAAAGATATTAAGGTTCGTGTTAAGAATTTCCAAAATGTTTCCTTCTCTTAACTTGTTTATTTAATTTACGTTTAGGTTATTTTTTAAATACGTGTGGAATTCCTTTTCAAAATTCCAAAATAACTATTTATCAATAAAACCTGAATGGGAAAGTCATATAGGATAAAAACAGAAGTTGGGGTCGATAAACATATCACCTTAGAATTAGAACAAGATTTTGATTTTTTAGAAATCTTATCATTACAGATTTCACAAAATGACGTTTATAGTCGAGACTGCTCACAATACGGAGTTATTGTGGGTAGAGTTATTGCCAATGGTGGTTTAGGATTAGCAAACGCTAAAGTATCAATTTTCATTCCTGTCACACAAGAAGATGTTGTGAATGACCAAATTTATGAAATTTATTCATACGCGACACCAAACGATAAAAACGTTGATGGGTATAGGTATAATCTATTACCTTATGAACCTCAATACGTAAAACACGCCGCAACAGGAACATTCCCAACAAGAGAAGATGTTTTAAAAGACCCTGTCGCAGCTCAATTATATGACAAATATTACAAATATACTGTAACCACAAATGAAAGTGGTGACTATATGATTTTTGGTGTTCCTACAGGAGACCAAGTAATATTGATGGATTTAGATTTGAGTGACATCGGAGAGTTCTCACTCACACCTCAAGACCTTATAAGAATGGGTAGGGCAACTGAAGCTCAAGTTGGGGGAGATAGATTCAACTCATCTACAGATATTGATACATTACCACAAATAGTTTCATTACAGAAAGTAATTGACGTTAGTCCATTTTGGGGTGACCCAAATCAATGTCTTGCTGCCGTTAATAGAGTTGATTTTGATTTACGACAAGAAGCAAATATTGAAATAGAACCGACAGCGGTTTTTATTGGTTCTATGGTTTCAACTATAGATAAGTTTAGAGTTGCTGCGCCTTTCTTTGGTAACGATGGACCTCCAGGAATGATTCAATCCGCTTGTAAACCAAAAGACAATTTAGGCAATCTTTGTAATTTAACATCAGGACCCGGTCAGATATTATCTGTGAGACAAACTATATTCCAAGATGACCAAGGTAGACCTGTACTTGAAGAATATAGATTACCAAATTCAGGTAATGTAATTGACCAAGATGGTACTTGGGTTACTGAGTTACCAATGAATTTAAATTACGTGATAACCGCTGAAGACGGAAGCAGAATTTTTTCAAATGACCCGTCAGTCGGAATACCAACTAAAGCAAAATATAGATTCAAAGTTAAGTGGGCACAATCTCCTCAAGCAACTGAAAAAGTTAGAAGACCATATTATTTAGTTCCAAATGTGAGGGAGTATGGGTGGAGTAATCCTTTCCAAGACCCGACATATAATACCACTTCAGCCGCAGTTGAAAGTGAATTACAAAGCTCATATTATTTTGGGTTAGAATGGTCGGGATATACAGGTAACAAGGCGGTTCCTGCAAGTATACAAAATCAGAAACTGGCTGCGGCAATAAATTGTGAAGATACTTTTTATGAGTTTGATTTTAATAAAGTCTACACAGTATCATCTTTAATTGACCAATATAAGAGAGGGACTAATCGTGCAAAATTTATTGGTATTAAAGAAATTGATGACGATGAATGTGCGTCAACAGTTAATAAATTTCCCGTAAATGAAGGTTTTAAAAACTTTGATGCAATATATTTCTTATTTGCAATATTGATGCAAATAGTCCAACTATTCGGTTCAATACAAATCGTAGTATGGAATATTTTGGGGTCTCTTTGGAACGCAATTTCAGGGGTATTAGCACCTGTTGTAATCGGATTAATTTTTTATCTATCAGTATCATTCTTTATTCAAGCAGGAGCGGCTTTTCCTGCGATAGGTGTAATGATTCTGTCCGCGGCTGTTGGAGCGGGTCTTTTAATTTTAGGTATAAGATTGATACAAAACTATCAAAATTTTAAATCAAAAAGATTTGGTCCTATAAGATTACCAATGATAACATACCCCGGTTGTACTGCGTGTGATTGTAAACCTGGTGATACTTCAGATGATAATGGTTCAGTTCCTTTTTCATTACTAAGTCAATTTTCTAATAATGGATTGTATTTTGAAAAAATAAATGAGGGTTCATTACCATATCAAACGGGTGATGATACAGAATTGTCTGAAGCAAACAAAGGTGTTGTTGCATTAACTTTTTCGCAAGCTATGGGTACTAGAGTTGAGAAGGTTAATGAAATTTATCAATTTAAATCAACCGAGTCTGAAGTTAGTAGATTACCTGATTCTAAATATGAGGTGTTAAATGTGAAGTTAGTACCAAGAAAATTCTTTGCTTACTCAACAAGTATACCTATGGGAGCGAGAATTAATACATTCAACACAAGAAAAAAATATTTTGATGATATCAATAAAATGAGTGTCAGTTTTAACTACACCGGAAATACGGGTGTAAATCACTATGACAACAGCTTAACAATTGTAACATCAACTAATTTTGAAACTGGTACATTACTTACTTTTGTAAATCCACAAAGCAGTAAAGACGTTAACTATCTATACACAGGAGAAACTTTTGATGGTGCTTACATTACTGGTATCTCAGGAGAAACTTTATTTCCATCTGCAGGACCGATACAGATTGATTACGCAACAGGTCAATTCACAAATAGTAGTGTTACCTACTATTTGAATACAGGTTCAACCGAAACGAATTACAAATATCCTATGGATATTGAGTATTATCAAGTTATCACTGCAATCACAATGAGTGAGGCGTTTAACTTGAGTGCATCTCAAGGTTGTTCTACTTGTCAAACATATACTATAACAACAATAGAACCGTATACAAATGCACCTACTTCTACAACTATAAACTACATAGATTGTAATAACACACCTCAAACAGTATCGTTAGGTCCTACAGTTGATGATGGATTTGGAAGATACGACCCTATTAGTATGGATATTTGTGCGTGTCAACCACCAACTATAGACCAAGGTAGTATAACAGTTGTTGGTAACTGTCCACCACCAATAAGTTATGGGGGGTTTGTTGAAATGTTAGACTCATCAACAATTATAAAATACAACGCTAGAAATCTTTTAGCTTGGCCTGGTAACAGTGATGGTAGTGATTTATCAACTAAAACATTAAAGACACGAGATGTCTTTAGTGATTTTGATAATCAATATGTTCTGATATTACAAAGAGGTGTTGACCCATATTCACCGAAATATACTAACAAGTATGGGGTTGGTAAAATACTTGGGTTTCCGAATGAAAATGATATTATTATTACGGGTGAAACAAGAATAAATGTACCAATTCAAGCGTTAAATAGTTCATCAACAATCTCAGTTCAAAATCATAGTAATCAAACTGAGATTTTCATACCATCTAAATTTTTTAGAGCGGGTAATGACTTTTCAGGTTTTACATCAGAGAATGTTGGATACTATAGTAGTTTAGATAAATCTACTAATTTTGGAACTTATTTTTATGGTCCGAACGCATCGAGTAATTTTTCGTTTGTAACCGGATTCTTTAACAGACCAACACTTAGCGGAGCCCAATCATTAACAACTAATAGTGTAAACAACAGTTATTCTTCGACACCAAATTGGGCTAGATATGATAACTCAGAAGATTTATCGGGTGGTGATTACTACTATACAATATCATCTGAGAAACCTAATAACACGAGTTCATTATACCTGTCTTTTTCACTATTACCTAAATTTACTGGTACAAGTTTTAATAACAATATTCAATCTAAGTTTTATAATGTTATGAGAACTGATAGACTACCTAGTTCGGATTATTTAGATGGGTCAAGTTGGGATTCTATTGTCCCTGTATTACAACAAAACAATGGTTTTGCGATATATGTTTTAAACACCGACAGTGAAGATTTTACAACTGAAAACTTCTCAACGGGATTTGAAACTGTAGAACCTGACATCCAAGATTTACCAGCAAGTACAAACGTTTTAGAAAGTTTTGATTGTGCTAATATGGTTAGTCTAAGTTGTTATGAGAATCAAGGAACAACATTTAGTATAAACCCTAACTGCCCCGCAACTGATGTTGTTGAAAGAGGGTGTTATGTGATTATGCCTGACGGACCAAAAATTAATGGAGCTGCCATTCGCAAAGATTTATTGGCGTTTAAAGAATGGGGTCTAAGATTTAGATTCTTTTACGCTTTATGTAGAGGAGTTTTAGCTCAAACTTTTACAAATAACTGGATAAACGGAACACTGTTTACGGTACCAATTCAAACAAGACCTATTTTTAATAGTGATAACACTTTGGATGAAATATTATATTGTAAGGAGTTTGTTTACTATGATAAATCAAGTGCTAACTTCTATATGAGAAGTAGTCCATATAGTGCAACAATAAATAGATTTATTGGTAAGATACCAACACCTCTAAATGAGACTGGTTCTTTAAATACTAGAAATTTATTATTCCCAACAACAGTTATAAACTTAGGACCTAAAGATTTTATTTACGCAGAGCTTAGTTTAGAACCAAGTATGAGAGGATACGTGATAAATCAAATCACACCGTCAAGCTATGGGGACACTTCAGACTTAGTTAACCTCTTTGTTGTTAGTAGAATTTCAAATTCTGAATACTTAAGTAAATTATTAACATTGGGTAATCCTAATGGTGTTGTTAACCAATTATTCTCAAGAGAAGAAAGAAGAGTTGATGGGGATTTGGCGCAACTTATGTCAATAAATTCTGAATTTGGTGTTGTTAAATTTTCACCCGACGCATATGAAAGTACTGGTAACACATCAACAAGTGAGATTCAAATTTTAGGTGCTCCGGGCTCTAAATCAGTTATGGCGGTGTTTTTCTCTTCAACAACGGAAGACCTTCAGTATAAAGACTTTATAACACCTGGTAGAATAAATTTTAGACCTAATCCTACTGCAAACGCGTATCAATATGTTTATGGTATTAAATCACAAACGGTTCCATTTTATCAGTGGAGGACAACTACATTTGGCGGTTCTAATACTATATTTGGAGGTGAAAATAATAACTGGGCAACGGATGGTTCAAATATACAACAATACAAGTATCAGTCACTTAGTAGAACCAACCCTGTCAGTCCAACATACTTCTTAGGTTCAAACGCTCTTACCAATGATTTATATGCTCGTGGTTATATCTATAATGTAGATAACAATGGATTATTATCATTAAACGCTGGTAATTACCCAAGAACATTTTTAGTTGGTGCACCAAATCATTTTTATTTTGGATTAATAAATGGTGCCAGCGCTTTAGATAAATTTAAGGAAAAATATTTGGCAGATGAATAATTTTACTATAGTTCCATCACGTTTAAGTTTTAAGTCTGCACCAATATTAGACTCTCAAGTTACTATTGATTTAAATCAAACGCAGAAAGAGTTAATACAATTCGTTAGAAACACATCAATTAGTCTTGCACAATTATATGAAGACGAAAGAGAAATTTCTGAAACTTATCGACCAACATTTAAAGTTGATTACATATACGACAACACCTACACTGGAACCACAGATTATTTACCATTCCAATATAATCTTTTTTATGTTGACGCGGTACAGTCAAAACTTTCTGGGATATGGAAAGGGTTTCCACAATATTATGAGTTTGATTTTTTTAGACCATATGTTAATGATAATCATTTTGTTTATGTTGCACAGAGCGCGTACACATACAATTGGACTTATTACATTACTCACGCAGCTGAAAATGATTATACAAAAAATATGGAGGCGACTTATAGTGGTAACACTCTAAATTTCCAAGCCCAAGATGGTATACCATTTGTGGTATTTAATTCTAAACAAGGTGGTGCAAATATAATCTCATTCCAATGTTTTATGCCTCACGGATTAACGGTTGCTGATTATGTTGAACTATCATTAACCTATAATGGAAATCAAAAAGTTTTTAACGTATTTTCTTTAGGTGATTCGAAGTCAAATAGTAGTGAATACATTTTTAACTTAATTGACGTTGGATACACTGGTACAACTTTTAGTAATGGTACCTTAGGGACATTTAAAAGAATTGCCAATCCTGACAACTTAGAAACTAAGTCAAAGTATTATGTAAGAAGAAACAAAGTATTGGCTAATGAATCAGACATATATGTTACTAAAACAGGTTTTGAATTAAACCCATTTAAAAATGTTAGACAATACGAATTTTCATCAATTACGCCTAATAATTTAGATAGGGTATCTAAAAAGACATCATCGTTAAATTATAACTTTACGATGAAAAAAGACTTGGATTTGAATGGTGTTGTTGATAACCAAAAGAGACCATTACCTGAAATATTTTTATCGATAGTTAATAAGGGTTATAGCGGTTATTTTAATAAACCATTTAATAATAGTGGTTTAAAACAAGGATGGTTTTTTAATATAACTAAAGATATTAATTCTTGGTGGGACGATAACAACTCATATTCAGATACTAACATAACCGTTTCAAGCCACACAAAAACAAATGGTTCAACAGAGACTTTTTATTATAATAATGTTTTAAATATTGGTGATTTAATTGATGGTGATTTTTGTGAGTGGAATGATTATGAACAAATTGAGAGAGTGATATCACCATACATTCAAAAGATAAAATTCAATCAAGATGTGTTTAAAACTGTTGATTCACCAACAGGAAATACGGGTGGATATTATTACAAAGTTCACTATCCAACAACTCTCAAAGTGTATTCAAGTTATGTTGAAACAGGTGTTCCTGATATAACTGAAGACGTACCTAATTATGCATTCTATTCATCATCTGATAATCTTTTCAGATGGAGAGAACCGTATAGTGTTGGTGAGTTTGATGATAATAACAGAGGGGTTATTTACCCATTCTTAAACAATGCTCAATACCCTTTTGAGAGTGTTATATTCAAGTTAATTCCAGAAGGAAGTAATTATCAAGATATAATACAAGGGGTGTCTATTGGAGCACAACCAATTATTGACGACTGTGAATAAAATAACATTAACCGTACCACGTAATAGTGACAGGATTTTAAATATACCTGTTCAATTGGATTGGGAACTTCTCGACACCGAAAATGAAATCAATGCAATTCAAACTGAAATTGATAGGGATGTTGCTGGTAGACCTATAGACTTTGAAACTGATAGGTTTTCACATTCAGGTGTTACCGATGTTAACAATACTAATTTAGGTGTTTATGACACCAGTTTAAATTATGATTTTTATTTCTTTTCGGGTGGCTCAATAAGTGGGACAGGTTCTACACAAAACTGGATTGTTGATTACAGAGCCGATGACTTCTCAACGGATGAGGTATATTACTTTTCAAATGGTTTTAAAAATTCATTTTGGAAACTTGATTATTATAACTCACCAAGTGATAAAGGTCAAACAATTTATTTAACTGTTATTTTACCAGTAACCCAAGGTTTGAAAATGCCTGCTGTAATGCAAGGTCAGGATGTTTCAATTATGAAACCAAGTTATGTTTTGGATTGGGTTGGAGATAAAGACGGTTATTTTATTTATTGGTTGAAATCACGAACATATTTGGATATAGATAAGTTTTATGTTTCTTGTAAGTTTTGGAACGCAAAAGACGGTTCATTTACAAGATTTGTTAATAGACCACAATCAGAACAAGTAACCAATAGTTTTGGCCCTAACTCATTATTTAATTTTTATTATTTAGTGGCTTTGGATTACCCGACTCAAACATACACAATGTATGATACAATAACTTTTGAAAGAGTTGGTACGGTGGCATCACCGATAAAATGGTATGAATATGTTGCACCCTAATGGATTATAGATTTGTTGTATCACCTGAGTTTATAAAGTCTGACCTTTCACAAGTTACCGTAAATGGTGAAACTTATGGGGTTTATTCTGGTATGTCCCAAGTATTAAGTGGTGGTCCAAATGGAACGTCAATAATGACAGGACTTACCGTCCCAATTATGTTAACTGACACTACCATTGAAATGGGATATTATAGTCCTTTTGATGGAGCAGCTTTTCAATCAGATGTAACGACAAACTTTGTATTCTCATCAACCACTGCAAATCCATATTTGTTTACTGTTTATAACACCTCATCAGACTTAAAAAAATTCTTGGAATTTTCTCAATACACTATTGATTGGGGAGACAATAGCCCGATTGAAAATTTTAATGGAGGGACACTTCAACATACATATCCTTTGTTCTCTTCTGGTTATACCATAACAATGAAACAGACTAATCCATTTGGAATTAATACTGTTAAAAAAGATGTTAAGGTTCCTTTCTCAAATACGGTTATTTACAACCCACTTGGTAAAGCATTTTTCCAACCATTAGGTGGTAGTTGGTCCGCAACACCTGTTAGTTATGATTACATTTTTAGCGGTGACGCAATTAACACAATTGAGGCTCAAGAAACAAAATCATACGAACAAGTTCCTTTTGTTGTTTCTGGTAACACAACATCACAATTAAAAATGTTGGAACAATACGGAAACGTTCAATATATTATTGGGGTTCCTGTAATTCAAAAAGGTGCGATTATTGGGGCAATAACTCAAATGAATCCTGTTTATACCGCATACACTGTAAATGGTGTTGATTACTATGATTATGTTGACGGACAAACAATATACTTTGAAAATAGTAGTGGTTTTACAGAGGATAATATCACTGCGGTACCGATTATAAAAAACCCATTACTGATGAAATCTGTTGACCAACCACAAATAACAACAGATGTATATGTTGAAAGGGGTAAGATTGCTGCATATGAACCTGTTAGAAGAATTGGTGAGGTAGACAATTTAAGTGATATGATTAACTATGGATATGGATATTTTGTCATAGAAAAAAAGGCATAAACTATTTATTAAAATAAGAACTAAAAAATGGCAATTGGAACATACGGAACGATTAGACCGGCAGATGTCTCACCCGAAGATGTTGAGATAATCTTAAATTACACGCCATCGAGAGATGAGACTGAGGATTTTGTTCTCAAGACCCTTGACGCACCTTCAATATTGAGACCATACTTCAATAATGAACAAACAGGTGGAAATGCTAATGTTGAGATTTTGGGAGGTTTATACAACCTAACATTACCTGCAGATGAATTTACTGACATAGGAATCTACACTTTGATGATTAGACCTGCACAAATTAGAACCACAATTACTGATTGTGGTGTTCTTAGTGCATTACCTAACGTAAAAGGTATTATTGTAGACCTAAATAACGTGCCTTCACAATATAGAAATAAATTTGTACCACAAGGTCTTATAGGTTTTAGAATTGAGTATTTGAATGCTGATGGTTCTAAAATACCAAACTTTTTTAGAATTGTTACATCTTGTTTTTATTGTGAACCTGTGGTTACAAATCAAATAAACACAACTCAAAAGGCGGTTAGATATAGATATGTTGATGGGGTAACAAATTTATTATTCCTAACAGTAACACCATCTTCATCACCAACAAATAAACCTAACGCAACACCATTTATTGGACAGCCAGGACAAGGTATCATTATCACAAATACCTACTTCAATCCTGTGACAGTTGAAATTGATATTGTTGAATACGATATCTCATCACTTGCAATTGCCCTTTACGGTAACCAAACCAAATCTATTGATGACGGTGTATACACAATGTATGATAGTCAAAACAACATTTACAAACAATACAACTTGTTTGAAATTCGTGACCAATTTAATGCGTTGTTATATGAAGTTCGTCAAGATAGAGGTAATAACATTGATTTCACTAAAAACTTCACGACGATTACAGGATAATGGCAATTAACAGCAACAAGTTTTTTTACCCACCAAGACCAGGAAATGGAACAGGTGCTTTTGACAACATCGTTGGATTCCAAGTTGTTGATGGGGGAGGTCTTACCTCGGCTGTTTTTGACTTTACAACAAGTGTAACCGAAAAAGTTAACAGAACCTTTTCAATCGGAACTTTTTCCGAACCAATAAATTTGGAAGGGTTAGACATCAACGATTTAAATGAGAGTAGAAGAATACAGGCAACACAATTCAGAGTGTATCCTAATTACGATGTCTCCCAAGTATTAAACTTTTCGTTGTATGGTTCTTTGGCAAAAAGATTTTCAGTATCAATCCAAAAGATAATTAATTTTTTTCCTGCTTCATTGGATGTGTATTATCTAATGACAGATTTTACAACTGGCGCTACGGCGACAAATATTGTTTATGATTCTGTTGAAGACGAAACAATATTTAAAATCCCTGTTGAAAGAATTAATAATCCGTTTATAATAGATTTTTCGGTAAGTGCGACAACAAATTTAGCCGCTCGTGAAATTATTGCGTCGGAATATCGAGATATGACAAAGTCATATTTGAATTACGCTTTAACGTTCTCTGGAATTGATTATCAAGTAATCGGATTTACACCAGCACAAAGTTTAAGTTCAGGTCAGATTCAACTGATTGTTTCAGGTCAACCATTTGGAACCGCAACAACAATATATGACGACTACCTTGTCAAGTTAAACGACTATATTACGGACAAAGTATTTTTAGAGAATTTTGATGAGATTGAGAAATTCTTACTTAATAGACAAATCCAACCACCATACACTGCAAATTTCCAAGTCCCAAGACAGAACGATGCGGGTCAGTTTTATACTGCTTACGACACGGTTACTTGGCCAAAAGATGGTCCTTGGAACTTAGACATTAGGTCGGCATCTTTTGATACTTATCTTGCCAAGTTGGCTGATATGGCTGAGTATTTGGATTCATTCAAAACAAACTTAATATCAAGATTTTTAGTTACGGATTCAATTAAAGAATTTGATACTATGGACCATAAAGTTGAAAAAGTTTTACAACTATATGGTAGAAGTTTTGACCAAATAAAACAATTCATTGATGCACTGGCATTTATGAATAACGTTAATTATGTTCCTCAAAACGATATTCCATCACAGTTATTGGTTAACTTATCAAAAACTTTAGGATGGTCTAACAATTTCTCACCAATTACAAATGAAAACTTTTTAGATTCTGTATTTGGTAATACAGGTATAAGTGAATACCCTGGTTATGCGGCGTCATTAACACCTACAGAGTTAAACTATCAGTTCTATAGAAACCTTATTTTAAATTCTGCCTACCTATTCAAATCTAAAGGAACAAGAAGGTCCGTAGAATTCTTATTAAGATTAATTGGGGCGCCTGATGCTTTGATTGATTATAATGAGCACGTTTACTTGGCTGACCAAAGAATTGATATGGCGAAATTTAATACGCAATTCGCTCAGTTATCAGGTGGAACATACGTAAATACGGTACCAAGTTTAGATAGTGCAAACACTTATAAATTGAAAGGTGTTTTGTATAGTGCCTACACAACAAATACACAATATGATGATGTGACAATATTGAGGGATGATTATCCTGTAGATATTTTTGGTTGGCCTAAAGCACCAACACCAGGATTGGGAACAAACTCAACATTCTTCCAAGAAGGCGCTGGTTGGTATGAACAAACTCCACAACACAGAAGTCCTAACGAATTACAATTAAATGGTTTAACATTTACGGGGGACAACACCAATATCCAAACACAATTACAACCTTTCACTTATGGTGGAATTTACCTTCAAAGATTTGAACAATTCCCATATATGAAAGAGGGATTCAAAATTGTTAAAGTTGTTGATAATAAAAAATCTTGGTTAGATGATGACAATAAGTTAAGAGTTTCAGTTGAAGGTGGTTTTAATTCATATTACTATACCGATAACGATAAGCTAGTTCTTAACGTTAAAAACGTTGACATATTCTTAAACGTTGGACAAGGTTTTACTTACGATGTTTGGGACCAGTCAAACAAATACGACTATCCAATTCCATCATCAGGATTTACTGCCGATTTCATATTCCCATATGGTGTTGATGATACGTTTATTGACCCCCAACCTCAGAGCAAAACATTCTTTGAATTTGCTCAGACTTTTTGGCAGAATATGATTAACACTCGTAATAGGATGTATTCAAGTGACGGTAAGACTGGCGGATATCTAACACTGCAATCTATATTTTGGAAATACCTTCAATCAGAACAGACAGTTGGATTACCTAACAACAAATACACGTATCAAAAACTTATTGAATATGTAAACTCGTTAGGTCCATATTGGATGAAGTTGATTGAAAATATGATACCCGCCACAACAATTTGGAATTCAGGAACAAGATTAGAAAACTCTATTTTCCACAGACAGAAATATGTTTATAGAAGACAAAGGGGTTGTCAAATCATTCCTGTTCCTGCTGAACCTTGTTTCATCACAACAAACATTTTCGATTACGATTGTAATACGGAGTATGTGGACTTCTTTATTTACCCTTGGTTGAATGGAGATACTAATGTTTCAAGTTTCACGTCCATATTGAACAACAGAGTTGATAATTTCTTGACAGAGTCAGGTTTAACACTGACACAGTGTATTCAGAACTCAATTAATTCTCAGTGGTATTTGGAGTTAAAAATTGGGGGACAGGTAATTATTAATCAATACTTCTATCAGGGTTATGGAATCAACGATGCACCAACAAACTTTATGTGGAGAACAACCTTGATAGATAATTTATACAAATTATTCCAATATGGTTTTACTTATACCCTAAACGGTAATAAGTTGACAATAACAAATCTGAGTTGTGCGACTCAGAATTTACAAGACTCGGTAGAATTAAATGTCTGCATAAACTTAAGTATCAATTGTAACTAATGGCTTTAGGTTATTATTTTTTCCAAAACTGTTGTGACTCCTCAGACTATAGAGTTTTTGAGATTGAGTTAACAAACTTTAGTTTGGGCGATTGTGTTGTTTACAATAGTACTTGTTATGCGAGAACTTCGGTACCGACTTCGGGACCTGGTTCTGACACGTTCTTAAATCCTGATTATCCTAGTTGTGCGGTTTGTAAGGCATCGGTTCCGTGTCCGACATCCACACCAACGCCAACACCAACCGTAACACCAACTCCAACAGTTACTGTTACACCAACACAAACACTAACTCCGACTCCATCAATTACCCCAAGTATTACACCGAGTGTTACACCATCAGGACCTTTTGGTAATGGTGGGGCGTTTGATTATTATCTGTCGGTAACTGGAGCTTGTGACAATGGAACGGGTACAGTTCAGATATTTGGAACAGGAGGAGTTCCACCTTATACCTTTGATTGGTATAGTCCTAATTTAGGTCTTGGAGATTACAAGACAGGACTTGCAGCCGGAAACTACTTGGTTAGAGCGAACGACTCTACATTGCCAATAAATAATGAATTTTATATCAACATTCCTGTATCTTCAGGATGTTGTACAACAGTCACAGGCGTACAATCAACAACTTGTGGTTCAGACAATGGAGCGGTGACGGGTACTTGCTCAAGTGTTTATTCCTCGGTTAATTATTATTTGTATACAACTGATGACGATTTTGTTGCTTCTCAAACGGTCAACACAAACACGGTAGTGTTCTCAAGTTTATCTGCGGGAACTTACTACTTGGAGGCAGTTGACTTGGGTGGTTGTACTTGTAGAAGTTCAGACTTCATAATCGAAAGTTCGGTTACTTACGATTATGGACTCTATGTGGTACCAAACGCTGCTTGTGGTCAGAACAATATTGGTAAGATTTATGTTACAGGACAAACGGGTATAGGACCCTATTCTTACCTATGGAGTAATGGACAAACCACAGACAGTATAACAGGATTAACTGAAGGTGTTTATTCGGTTACGGTTACAGACTACAACGGGTGTAGTTTAACCAAACAAGGAATTGTCACCCGAGTTGAACCTGTTGGGTTTGGTTCATTTTCTGCAACAACCCCGAGTTGCTTCAATGCCAATGGTTCATTAACCTTAACAATTACTGGTGGAACTGCGCCATACTATTATTCAGCGTCTACGGGGGCTCAAGAAATTAGTTATAGTCAGACATATACACTTTCAGGGTTAAGTAGTGGTAACTATGGATTTACTGTTACGGACGCTGGTCTTTGTTCATTCACACAAGAAACAACTTTAACAAGTCCTAATGGTATACAATCCGTTAATGTATCAACACAAAACTCTTATTGTAATTCTAACAACGGATTAATCTTGGTTAGTTTATTGGGTGGAACTGCACCCTATACATATACATTAGTTGATGACCAAGGTAACACCACATCACAATCATCTAACTTTACACAGTATACCTATTCTGATTTAACTGGAGGTGACTATACAATTTTTGTTCAAGATAGTTCGGGTTGTTTATTCACACAAGATGTTACCATTTTAACACAAGATAAATTTACAATTGCATTACAAACTTCGGGTTCTACTTGTGGAAATCCTTATGGTAGTATTAATATTGTTTTATCTTCAGGTGGAACAAGTCCATATGATTATTCTATTGACGGTATTCAAACAATTATTGATACGCCTTTAACTGCGGTTACGTTTAATAATGTTGCGCCTGGTCAACACGTTTTAAGTGTTACGGATGCTTCAGGATGTACACAATACAAACCATTCACAATTACAACAACGCCAAGTGTTCAGTTCTCATTATACAGTACGTCTTGTGGAACTGGTAATGAAGGAACAATTACAGCGTTTATTTCTAGTGGAGTTCCACCATTTACATTTGATTGGTCTGATAATGTTGCGGGTAATCCACAACAGATAACAGTTTCAGGTTTAACGGGTGGTACTTATGGATTGATTGTAACTGACTCTAATGGTTGTTCAAACGCAGCACAAACGATTATCGATTGTGATGCGACGTATGTATCACTCCAATGTTATACAATGGGTTCAGAAACCTTCAATATCGTTTCACCAACCAAACGAGGTATCAATCAAATATTAGTTGAAGGATTTAACGACTTAACATCAGGTAATACGGATTGTTCGATTAACACCGCAATTTATACCGCTAAAGTCCAAGTTCAACCACTCAACACTATTTTAACAACAACATTCTATACAGGAACAACATTGGTTGATGTACCAAGTGATAATTTATGGTACAACACAATTACCACAATGTTGGAAAGTATTAACGGGGTTTCAAATGTTACAGTTAACCCATTAACCAATCAAATTACTATTCAGGCAACTCAAGGAGGTCCTTTAACTGACCAAGAAATTACTGTTGAGTTACTTATAGTTTATGACATTATTTGCCTACAATGACACAGATAAGAATTGAAGCGGTTACGGGAGAAACTCCAATATATGTTTATGTTTCTGATGTTTATGGAAATAATGAATCATTAATTGGTACAATTACCAACACAGGTTTAATACCTCCCGCAGCAAATTTTTATCCACCAAGTTTATTCAATAATGCTCCTGCTGTTATGGTTACTTTAATCGATAACAGAGGATGTAAAAAGTTTGAAATTATTGATTGTAGCTATGGATGTGGATTTGATATTTCTGTGGAAATCGCATCTTGCACCTATACAATTTCTGTTACTGCCGAGTCTTGTGATTATAGTATTACGGTCGATTAAGATGTATGAATACTAATAATCTTGAGGATTATTTTTCCCTTTTCAAAAAAACTTACTAAAAACGATTTTTGAAACAAGGAAACCTATGTATTTATATTAAAAAAAATGTCGTTAGAAACTATAATTTGTGTCAATAAGGCAACGGGGTGTAATACTGAGGTTCAAAAACAGATTACAGTCACCGGGCCATCTTGTTATATTGTTAGAATACCAGCTAGTTCTAACGCAATTGGTCCATTTGATATATTCATAAATTCAACTTCTGAGCCGGCATATGCCACTGATATAACCAGACAACAAATGATTGATGGTTATGTGGTGTGCTTTGATTTCACCCCAACACCAACACCTACCCCAACTTATACGCCAACAACTACGCCAACACCAACACCTACTTCTACGACTCCAGGTGCCACAAGTACGCCAACACAAACTGTTAGCCCGACATCTACCGCGACACCATCTGTAACACCGACTATCACACCTACTAATACGGTAACAAATACCCCTTCGCATACTCCAACAAATACACCTACAAATACCCAAACTCACACACCAACTAATACTGCAACCCAAACTAAAACACCTACGCCAACAAATACATCAACTTCAACACCAACACAGACTCCAACTAACACTCACACGCCAACTAACACCGCAACAAATACTTCAACACCAACACAGACCCCAACTAACACAAGGACTGCAACACCTACACAGACTCCAACAAGAACCCAAACTCCGACACAAACAGCGACAAGAACACAAACTCCGACACAAACTTCAACTCCAACACAAACTCCAACGGTTACTCAAACACCGACCAATACTTCTACGCCTACTCAAACACCAACGGTTACCCAAACACCAACTAATACTGCAACTAACACACCAACACAAACTGCAACTAACACACCAACACAAACTGCAACTAACACACCAACACAAACTGCAACTAACACACCAACTCAAACCGCGACACCAACTCAAACTGCCACTAATACACCAACACAAACTGCTACGCAGACACCTACAATTACTGCGACTAATACGGTTACACCAACACAAACTGCGACACAAACAAATACACCTACACCTTCAGTTACATCTGATATCACACCGACACCAACACCGTCTATTACTGCTAGTCCAACTCAGACTCCAACTAATACCGCAACTCAGACTCCAACACCTACACCAACTAATACTGCAACTCAAACGCCAACGCAAACGCCAACTAATACTGCGACTAATACTCAAACACCAACCAATACTGCCACTAATACTCCAACTCAGACGCCAACTAATACGGCAACTAATACTCCAACTAATACTGCGACTAATACTCCAACACAAACAGCAACTAATACGCCAACCCCAACACAAACCGCAACATCGACTAACACTCCAACACCGTCTATTACTGCTAGTCCAACACAAACACCAACACAAACACCAACGAGAACTCAGACCCCAACACAAACACCAACGAGAACTCAGACTCCAACACCGACACAAACACCAACACCATCGCAAACTGCGACTAATACTCCTACGCCTACAAATACCGCAACTAATACTTCAACACCAACACAAACACCAACACAAACAAAGACACCAACTCCAACACAGACATCGACTCCAACACCAACACAAACCGCAACAAATACTCCAACTCAAACACCTACTAATACTGCGTCACCAACGCCAACCACTACAACTACTCCAACACCAACTCCATCGGCACAACCAATACAGGCGTATTTGTTCATCGATAGAAACGACGCAACAATCAGAACTGCGTTAAACAACTATATGCTGGCACAAGGAAGTGCGTTCAGAGGATTTAACATTACTTCACCATCAACAATACAGGCGACATTTAATACACAAATGAACACCTATATTGCCTACAGTGGATGGGGTGTATCTGAACCAGCAATATTCACAGCGCCAATTTCAACAACAAGTGGTGGTAATGACGCTTTTGGTAACCCGATAGTTGCTTATAGATTCCAAACAATCCAAGTTCCTGCTGCGACAGTACCAAATCCTACTGAAGTGGCGTACTATGTTTGGTTTGTATCAACGGGAGCGACTAACGGACAAAAGTATTCTACAATCTTGAATGGTAATGCTAACCCACCGGCAACTGATACGGTTGTGAGTTCAATTTATAATAGTTTAATAATAAACTACACAGGCTCAGCAAATATACCTGCGGGTACTTACAGAGTATATGTTACAAAACCTGCGGGTGGATTGACCATAACTAACAACGGAAACGCTTGGTATTTCCGAGGAGGCACGCTAGTATAAAGAAATTAAAAATATTTATTAAATAAAAAAAAAGAAATGAGTTTTCAATATAAAAACCCCGTATCAACAACCATTCTTCAGACTCCTGATTCAGTCATTAGAGAAAATAATACCGGTACAAATTTTAGTGTACTTGGAATTGGTGGATATATGGAAGTTTACTCCTTATCTGACCTAGATTTCATAATTCCAAATGACATTTTAATTAATGGGGGTGTTGTTTACTACTCAGGAAACTCAATTCCTATTAACTTAACTTATAACGTACCTTATTCATTACCAAACACGCTAACATTAAATAACGATGGTATTTCTTCAGGTCGTAGAAGATTAGGTATGCAGGTGTATGTCCAAGAGACAGACACTGTGTACCAATACACGATGACAGGATTTACGTCAATGTGGGATGATGCTGAAACTGCTGGTTCTATCATTGATTTAGGTAGTGGTTATGAGGTTTATGATGATACGCCACAAGGAGCGGCCCTTCTTGATGCTTGGACAGGCTCAACAATTGAAGGTGTTGGTGGGGTAACTAAGAATAATGCCAGATGGCAAATATTTTGGGGTAGTGATGTACAAATTACAGGTGGTACTTATTTCTCAGGAACTTCAGATTTAGATTTATACAATAATACAGGTGGTACTATTACAATTTCAGGATTTACTGCGCCAATTACAGGTGGAACTTATAATTCCGGTACACAAACTTTAACATTAACAAATTCACTTGGTGACGACATTCAAATTACAGGATTTACCTCAGGAGGAGGTAGTCCTTTAACAGTTGGAGACGGAGTTACAACCGTAAGTAATGTCACTGGTATAACATTCAATGGTGCTTCTGTTACTAATGATGGTGACGGTGCAATAACAGTTACAATAACAGGGGGAACTTCAGGTTCATCTGGTTCTTCAGGAACAAGTGGGACTTCAGGAACATCTGGTATTAGTGGTATCAATGGTACTAGTGGAACATCAGGTTCATCTGGTACTTCAGGTTCAAGTGGTTCATCAGGAACTAGCGGAACATCAGGTTCTTCAGGAACGAGCGGAACTTCAGGTTCATCAGGAACAAGCGGCACAAATGGTACATCGGGTTCTTCAGGAACAAGCGGTACAAATGGTACATCAGGTTCATCAGGAACAAGCGGCACAAATGGTACATCAGGTTCAAGTGGTTCATCAGGAACGAGCGGTACAAATGGTACATCAGGTTCTTCAGGAACATCAGGAACATCAGGTGTAAGTGGTGCTGACGGAACTTCAGGAACTAGTGGTTCGTCAGGAACTAGTGGTTCGTCAGGAACAGGCGGTTCCTCAGGTTCTTCAGGAACAAGTGGAACTTCAGGTTCATCAGGAACAAGTGGAACTTCAGGTTCATCAGGAACAGGCGGTTCTTCAGGAACAAGCGGTTCTTCAGGAACAAGCGGTACAAATGGAACTTCAGGTTCAAGCGGTTCTTCAGGAACAAGCGGTACAAATGGAACTTCAGGTTCAAGTGGTTCATCAGGAACGAGCGGAACTTCAGGTTCATCGGGAACAAGCGGTACAAATGGAACTTCAGGTTCAAGTGGTTCTTCAGGAACAAGTGGTACAAATGGAACTTCAGGTTCAAGTGGTTCTTCAGGTACTAGCGGAACTTCAGGTTCAAGTGGTTCATCAGGAACGAGCGGAACTTCAGGTTCATCAGGAACAAGCGGAACATCAGGTTCATCAGGAACAAGCGGAACATCAGGTTCATCAGGAACAAGCGGAACTTCAGGTTCATCGGGAACTTCTGGTACATCAGGTAGCTCAGGTTCATCAGGAACAAGTGGTACAAATGGAACTTCAGGTTCTTCAGGAACTTCTGGTACATCAGGTAGCTCAGGTTCATCAGGAACAAGTGGTACAAATGGAACTTCAGGTTCAAGTGGTTCATCAGGAACTAGCGGAACTTCAGGTTCGTCAGGAACTAGTGGAACTTCAGGTTCTTCAGGTTCATCAGGAACAAGTGGTACAAATGGTACATCAGGTTCTTCAGGAACGAGCGGAACATCAGGTTCATCGGGAACAAGCGGTACAAATGGAACTTCAGGTTCAAGTGGTTCATCAGGAACGAGCGGAACATCAGGTTCATCGGGAACAAGCGGTACAAATGGAACTTCAGGTTCTTCAGGTTCATCAGGAACAAGCGGAACTTCAGGTTCATCAGGAACGAGCGGAACATCAGGTTCTTCAGGAACAAGCGGTACAAATGGAACTTCAGGTTCAAGTGGTTCATCAGGAACGAGCGGAACTTCAGGTTCATCAGGAACTAGCGGAACATCAGGTTCTTCAGGAACAAGCGGTACAAATGGTACATCAGGTTCTTCAGGAACGAGCGGAACATCAGGTTCATCGGGAACAAGCGGTACAAATGGTACATCTGGCTCTTCAGGAACGAGCGGAACATCAGGTGTAAGCGGTGCTGATGGTACTTCAGGAACATCAGGTTCAAGTGGAACTTCAGGTTCATCAGGAACAAGCGGTACAAATGGAACATCAGGTTCATCAGGAACAAGCGGTACAAATGGAACATCTGGCTCTTCAGGAACATCAGGTAGCTCAGGTTCATCAGGAACAAGTGGTACAAATGGAACTTCAGGTTCGTCAGGTACTAGCGGAACTTCAGGTTCAAGTGGTTCGTCAGGAACATCAGGTTCGTCAGGTACTAGCGGAACTTCAGGTTTAAGTGGTTCGTCAGGAACATCAGGTTCGTCAGGAACAAGTGGTACATCAGGTTCATCAGGTACTAGCGGAACTTCAGGTTCGTCAGGAACTAGTGGAACTTCAGGTTCTTCAGGTTCATCAGGAACGAGCGGAACTTCAGGTTCTTCAGGAACTTCTGGTACATCAGGTAGCTCAGGTTCATCAGGAACAAGTGGTACAAATGGAACTTCAGGTTCAAGTGGTTCATCAGGTTCATCAGGAACTAGCGGAACTTCAGGTTCTTCAGGTTCATCAGGAACAAGCGGAACATCAGGTTCATCAGGAACGAGCGGAACATCAGGTAGCTCAGGTTCATCAGGAACGAGCGGAACATCAGGTTCTTCAGGAACAAGCGGTACAAATGGAACTTCAGGTTCATCAGGAACGAGCGGAACATCAGGTTCATCAGGAACGAGCGGAACATCAGGTAGCTCAGGTTCATCAGGAACGAGCGGAACATCAGGTTCATCAGGTACTAGCGGAACTTCAGGTTCTTCAGGAACAAGCGGAACTTCAGGTTCTTCAGGAACAAGCGGTACAAATGGAACTTCAGGTTCTTCAGGTTCATCAGGAACAAGCGGAACATCAGGTTCATCAGGTACTAGCGGAACTTCAGGTTCAAGTGGTTCTTCAGGAACTAGTGGAACATCAGGTTCATCAGGTTCTTCAGGAACAAGCGGTACAAATGGAACTTCAGGTTCTTCAGGTTCATCAGGTTCTTCAGGAACTAGCGGAACATCAGGTTCATCAGGTACTAGCGGAACTTCAGGTTCAAGTGGTTCTTCAGGAACTAGTGGAACATCAGGTTCTTCAGGTTCATCAGGAACAAGCGGAACATCAGGTTCATCAGGTACTAGCGGAACTTCTGGAACATCAGGTTCTTCGGGAACATCAGGTTCGTCAGGTTCTTCAGGAACATCAGGTTCTTCAGGAACATCAGGTTCTTCAGGAACTAGCGGAACTTCAGGTTCTTCAGGAACAAGCGGTACAAATGGAACTTCAGGTTCTTCAGGTTCATCAGGAACAAGCGGAACATCAGGTTCATCAGGTACTAGCGGAACTTCAGGTTCAAGTGGTTCTTCAGGAACTAGTGGAACATCAGGTTCATCAGGTTCTTCAGGAACAAGCGGTACAAATGGAACTTCAGGTTCTTCAGGTTCATCAGGAACAAGCGGAACATCAGGTTCATCAGGTACTAGCGGAACTTCAGGTTCAAGTGGTTCATCAGGAACTAGTGGAACATCAGGTTCTTCAGGAACATCAGGTTCTTCAGGAACTAGCGGAACATCTGGAACATCAGGTTCTTCGGGAACATCAGGTTCGTCAGGTTC